CGGCAGGCCATGCTGCAGCGGCCGGGGCTGCCCGCGGCCGCGCCCTACCAGCCGCCGCCCCCGAGCCTGCGCGCCGCCGAGCAGCCTAGCAAGCCGCCGGCCGAGGTCAAGACCGCCGACCAGGCCAAGGCGCAGCAGCAACAGCAGGGCGGCAGCATCGGCCAGCAGATCGCGGCCCGCTTCGGCGTCGGCCCCGAGCAACTGGCCGGGCTGGGGTCCGCCGCCGCCGGCATCAAGGCGCTGGCCACCGGACTGAACGCCGCGGCCAAGGCGGTTGACGCGCTGGGCGACAGCAGCCTGTCCGCCGGGCAAAAGATGAGGAAGGTCGCCGAGGCCCTCGACCCGACCGGCGTCGTAGCGGCAATGGGGGCGCTGGCCGACGCCGTCAGCGGCAAGACGGAGGCGATCCGCAAGGCGACCCGCGAGGAGGCGCTGGCGCAGGCCGAGGCCAACGCCAACACCCAGAAGTACACCGCCTCCCTGCCGCTGCGCACGGAGGCGGACGCGGTCAAGTCCCGTGCCGCCGTCCTGGCCAACCTGCCGACCGCGTTCAACGCCGCCGCCGCCCCGTCCCGCGACACCTTCCAGGGCGACGTGGATTACCAGCGCTTCGAGCGCCGGCAGCCGCTGGAGTTCGAGAAGGCGAAGGCGGACGCGGAACTCAATGCCGCCCGCGAGGCCGCCGCCCGCGCCGCCGCCGAGCGCCAGCGGCTGGAAACGGAGGTGGCGCCGGCGTCCCGGCGCGCCCGCCAGCTCAAGGCGGAGTTCGACCGCGACTTCCCCGAGGGGCAGGAGCAGTTGCCCAAGCGGCGCATGCCGTGGGAGCGCAGCCTCAAGGAGAACCTGGCGGAAGCCGGCGTGCAGGCCGCGCTGCCCTTTCTGCCCGGGGCGGGCCAGGTGTTCGCCACCACCACGGACACGTCGGCCGAGGATGCCAAGAAGGTCAGCGCCGCCGCCGAGGTGGCGAAATCCCTGATCCGGGAGAAGGAACTACGCCAGCAACTCGCCGCGGCCAGCCAGCAGGAGGCGGCGACCATCAAGGCCAAACTGGAGGCCGAGAGGGCGCAGCGCCAGGCCAACCTCGCCATCGCCAAGGACGACCTCGCCATCCTCAAGGAGAAGTCGGCGCAGGTGGCCCAGTCGGCGACCTCGTTTGGATCCCTGAGTGCCGTGGACAAGCAGGCCGCGCTGGAGGCGGCCCAGCAGTTAAAGGGCCGGGGCTACGAGACGCTAACCCCGGAGCAGAAGGCCGCCATCAGCGCCGCCGGCTTCGGGCAACAGTTGAACTTCGCGGCTCAGCAGTCGGCGCTCAACGACCCGTTCTTCCAGCAGATATCGCAACTGTTCGGGCAGGAGTTTGACCTCAAGGGGCTGCAGGATAAGGAACTCAAGCTCCAGGCCCAGATCGGCGTTACCGTCAAGACCGACGAGGCGGAGTTGGCGAAGCAACTCAAGGACGTGCTGGTGCCGGCCCTCGAAGCCGCCTTGAAGAACCTTGCCGAACTGGCCAAGGCCGAGGTGGACAAGGTCAAGGTCGGCCAGGCCCAGGCCGCGGCCGCGCAGTAACTCACGGCCAGTCGCGGTAATACTGGTTCAGCGTCCCGGGGTAGTTCGCGTAGGCGCTGGGGTGCTGCCCCCAGCGCTCCAGGCACTCCGCCTCCGCCGCCGCCTCCCGCTTCTGCGCCTCCGCCTTGTCCCGCCTGTACTGGGCGAGTTTGGCCGGGTCGGGCTTGATGACACTTTCGAGGTTGGCGTGGGCGTCCGCCGCGTCCGCGTCCAGCCGGGCGTTGAACCACTTCTCGTACACCCGCCGCTGCTCCAACATGGTCGCCTTCTTGTAGCGCTGGTAGCCGACGAAGACGAAGCCGATCACGAAGGCGAACGCCACCAGCGCCCCGAACACGGCGACGGCGACGTGCATGGTGGTGAGTCCGGCCCCGGCCGCGCGGGGCGGACGCTGCCGGACGCGGCGCGGCTCACTGGCGAAATCGAACTGACTCATTGGGACGACTCCGTTGGGTGCCTCGTGGGTCCGGCGGTGATTATATGCGCCGCCGCCCCCGTTACCTGATTCGCATCGTCACCTACCGAGCTTGCGGCATCGGGTATAATGCGTGCGTAAGTCACTGCATCCGGCGGCGCAAACGGGGGAATGTGATGGCTGGGCACTGGCTGTCGGCTGAGAAAGAATCGATTGTCCTCGCATCCTACGGGGCCGGCAACTCTTCTGTCGTCGCCGCCCAGCAAGCTGGCTGCCACGAATCGACCGCGCGAAAAATTCTGCGGAGACACGGCGTTCCGTTTCGAGGCGCCGCCTTCGCCAACCGCAAGCACGCCCTCGACGCTTCATACTTTCGTGACGTGGACACTGAGGCCAAAGCCTACTGGCTTGGCTTCTTGACTGCCGACGGGTACGTCACCAAGAACGGCTACACCGTGGGCGTTGAACTTGCGCAGAAGGATTCCGGGCATCTAGAAAAGCTACGCGTGGCGGTAGGGTCAACCGCACCCGTGCGCGACTACTACAAATCCGCGCACGGCGTGTGGCAGTCGCGCCTGAGCCTTTATTCGCGTGAGGTCGTTGCGGATCTGGCGCGGCACGGGGTAACGCACGGCTGCCCCAGTCGCACGCCGCCCGCCTTGCCCGCCGACATCGAGCGCCATTATTTTCGCGGGCTGTTCGACGGGGACGGCGGCTTCGGTCGAACTGTGGTGCGAAAAGGGTTCATTCAATGGAGCATGGTGCAAGTCGGGAACCTGGCTTGCGTGGAAGCGTTCGCGGCTTTTTGCAGGCGCCACGTCCCCACTGTTGCCCGGATCACCGACCGGGGCAACATTCACGCCTTTATCTTAAGTGGCACGCGTTTTTGCAAAGCCGTGGCTGCGGCGTTGTACGAGGGGGCGTCGGTTGTCCTGGACCGCAAAGTTGAAGTGTACCGCCAACTCCAGGCCGCCCCCGTCCTGCACCGCAAAAGAGACCTGACCATCGGCGGCGTCACGAGGCCCGCCAAAGAGTGGGCCAAGGAGGAGGGGGCAGGGCACTACAAAACAATTGTCGCCCGACTTGACAAAGGATACAGCCACGCCGAGGCGGTCTTCGGTCGCCGTTGATTTGCGGCCCGAACGTCACCCCAGTTACCCTCCGCATCGACCCTGGTGCGGAGGGTATTGCTATTTATCTGGCCTACGGCTCATACAGCTTCCCAACCGGGGCCGCGCTAATCGGCACGCGCTGCCGCACAGAGTTTGCGCCCAGCGGTCGCCCCGCCACGCAGACGTACACGTTCAGCGTCCGCGCCACCATAGTGGCGGAGAATCAGTCGTCCATGAAGACGGCGATTCTGGCCCTTGAGGCCGCCCATCGGGTTAAAAATCAAAACGTCGTTCTTTACCAGGACGACGGCAGCGCCAGCGCACTCATTCTGTCTGCCACAAATAGCTTGTCAGGGGTGCGCGTCATAGAAGGTCCGTCCTACCCGACCACGGAAGGGGCCGAGAACGCGCTATTCAGGACGGTGGATGTAACTTACGAAAGCAGTTACCTCTTCGGCGTAGCCCCGGACGGAACCGGCTCGCCGGACGTATTGGATAGCTTCATCGTCTCCTCGGAAGAGACGCTGACGATTAGCGGCGGCGGCGCCACATACATCCACAAGCCAAATGTCCTGGGTCCGTGGCAAAAGCAACTTGTTTACCCCCAAACGCCATGGGTCGCGGTCCAGGCGGGTACGGTAGTCGGTCTGCGCGCCTACCCGAGCATCCCCCCTCCCGTCTTTCCGGCGGCGCTTAAAGAAACCAACCCGCGCATCAGTCGCAAAAGCCCCCGCCAGGAAGGGTACATGTTGCGCGACTACGCGGTGAGTTACGAATACTCCTTCGAGTCCGTCGCGCCGCTGGTCGGCCTGCCCCACTACTGGAGGAGCCTGTAAATGGCCACGCTGATCTGGACCGGCTCCGCCCCCGCCGTGGCGCAGGTGACCGACTTCGTGTTCGCCGGCACCTGGGAAGCCACCGACGTAATCACGCTGACGATGGGCGGCGTCACCGTCAGCACCACCGCCGGCAGCGCCACCACCGCCACCGTCGTCTCAACCCTGGTGACGACCTGGAACAACCTGAGCAGCACCACGCACCCGATGTTTGCCGAGATCACCGCCTCCGTGGTGACCTCGACCACGTTCCGGCTGACCGGCGACACCGCCGGCAAGCCGTTCGCGGTCACCATCGCCACCACGGAGACGGGCGGCGGCGCGGCGGACGCGCAGACCATCGACGGCGCCGCCACCTCGACCGGCGTTGACGCCACCGCCTGCTCGGGGCCGAACCACTGGGACAGCGCCGGCAACTGGTCTACCGGCGCGGTGCCCGTGGATTCCGACGACGTGTACATCGAGCGGTCCAGCGTTGACATCAAGTACGGGCTGGCCAACACGTCCATCGACCTGACCAGCCTCAACATCGCCCAGTCGTACACGGGGAAGATTGGCCTGCCCGATTACAACACGGACGGCACGTCGTACTACGAGTACCGCGAGAAGTACCTCAAGCTGGGCACGGCCACGACCGTCAACGTCGGCCGCGGCGAGGGGCAGGGCAGCGGGCGCATCAAGCTGCACCTCGGGACCAACGCCGCCACCGTCAACGTCGAGGGCACCGGCAGCCCCGCGGAATCCGGCCTGCCCGCCCTGCTCATCCAGGGCAGCAACGCCAGCAACGTCCTCAACATCACGCAGGGCAACGTGGGGCTGGCCGTCGAGGTCAGCACCACGGCGCAATTCCCCACCCTGCGCGTCGGCAGCGAGAGCAACCCGGCTGGCGACGTGACGCTGGTGTGCGGGGCGGGCTGCACCCTCACGACCATCAACCAGGCCGGCGGCAACGTCACCGTCGAAACCAACGTGACGACGTGGACGAAGACGGCCGGCAGCACGTCCACCATCCTCGGCACGGCGACCATCACGACGCTGACCCAGGACGGCTCCGGCACCCACTACCAGCAGTCGAGCGGCACCGTCACCACCGCCACCGTCCGCGGCGCGAATGCCGTCTTCGACAAGGCCCGCGACCTGCGGGCGCTGACCATCACCAACAGCACGTTTACGGGTGGGGCCGCCATCAACGACCCCAACAAGACCGTGACGTTCACCAGCCCCATGACGACCGACCAGGCGAGCCTCGCCCGGCACGTCCTGGGGCTGGCCCCCTTTTCCTTGCAGCGGACATAGGAGGCACCGTGCCAGACGACTTCGTTCCTTTCGAGATGGAGATTGACGCCGACCCGGAGGCGCTGGCCGCTTCCATCCGGGCCGCAATGGCCGCGCCGCTGGCCGAGTTCCGCCGCGACCTCGACGCGGCAGTCGCCCGGCTGCACGCCGCCGCCCAGAACCCTGAAGGAGCCTAGCGCATGGCATTGAGCGACCGGATTCCCGCCGACCTGGAGGCCGCCGCCCGCTTCAAGGCGGCGCTGCTGCTGGAGCAGCACGGCCGGGGGCTGCCGCCGCGGCACCTCGTCTGGTACGATCTGCACTCGATCCTGATCGGCGCCACCGTCGGCCGCGAGCAGGCCACCCGCTTCGCCGTTTACGGCGACATCATGCCGCTGCTCAACCAACTCGTCGCCGACCTGGACGCGGCCAAGGACCTGTTCGACGCCTGCGAGGCCACCGCCCGGAGTGCCCGCCGCGTCGTGGCCGCCATCAACGCGAAGGGTGCCTGATGGCCGACATCCACGGCCGCGCCTTCTGGCCCGGGGCCGAATCCTGCGCCGCCTTCACCTACACCGTCAGCCAGGGCATATCGCCCGGCGTGGCGGTGCTGACCATCAACCCGCAGGCGCGGCCGGTCGATCCCGCCGGAAACGTCGTCGTCGAGGACGGCCGCGGCCGCCTCGTCATCCCCCGCTGCAAACTCGACAAGATGGTGGCCCGCCGCGGCAGTGACGGGGAAGTGTGGGACCTCGTCATCCTTGATAGGCGCTGGCGCTGGCGTGAACTGGGGACCATCTCCGGCAACTACAACGTGGTGGACCCGTTCGGCAAGGTCTTGCCCTGGACCGCGCGCACCCCGACGCAACTGGCGGAGTTGTGCCTCCGCGCCATGGGGGAGGCGCGCTACCGCATCGACCTGCCGCCCGAGGCGCCGTCCAGCCCGCCGGTGCAGTGGGACCACGTCCCGCCCGCGCAGGCGCTGGCCAGCCTCGCCGAGAGCATGGGCTGCGTCGTCGTCTACCGCCTCGACGAAGACAGCGTACTCGTCACGCGCAAGGGCGACGGCGCCGCCCTGCCGCTGGGCAGCATCCAGAGCGACGGCCCGACCCTCGACGGCCCCGAGCGGCCCGACCGGCTCGTCATCGTCGGCCAGCCGATCCGCTACCAGGCGCGCTTCCTCCTCGAGGCCGTGGGGGAGGATTGGGACGGCTCGATACGCCCCATCGCCGAACTGTCCTACGCCCCCGCCGTGCCCGCCGCCCCGGTGGCCGGCATCTACACCCTCACCCCGTCCGCCGTGACCGTGGGCAACACGTTTACCGTCACGCTCACCGACGCCGCCGGCAGCCAGGTCTACACCTACACCGCCGCCGCCGCCACCGTGGCCGACGTGACGGCGGGGCTGACGGCACTGGTCAACGGCGGCGCCGCGGGCGGCTTGCCCTGGACGGCCATCGACCTGTCCACCGCGCTCACCATTACCGGCAGCGCCGACGGCTCCCCCTTCCACGTCGCCGCGTCGGCCGCCGTCGGGGCCGGCAGCGGCTCGCCCCGACTGGCCGAGGTGTGCCTCACCCTGGCGGTCCAGCCCGGGCTAGCGCCGTGGGCCTACGCCACCCCGCCCGGCTTCGCCGCCGCGCAGGCCACCGACCGGCTCACGAAGCGGGAGGCCGTCGAGAAGGCCAAGGGCTGCATCTACCGCATGTTCCGGGTGCGCTGCGTGGACCCCAGCGACGCGGCGAAGCCGCTGCGCGTGGGCGACTACCTGGGGCGGCTGGAGAGGCGCGAGCAGATCGTCTTGCAGCAGACCCGCGCCGAGCAGATCACCCCCCAGCCGCAAGACGAGCGCATCCTCGACGACCAGGGGCGGCCGCGCATCAAGGTCTTCTACGACGGGCACACCCGCGACCTGCCGGCCCGCGTCATCGGCAGTTATTCCCACGGCTACAGCGGCGGCGGCGTCAACACCCGCGAAGGCTCCGACGTGGCCATCCCGTTCACCATCGACGCCGAGCGCGGGCTGGTCATCTTCTCGCAGTACGTCACCTACTCGCCGGTGTTCGGGCGGATCCAGCAGCCGACGCTGGTGCTGGAATGCGCCTGCAACCTGCGCGACTTCGCCACCAACGCGCTCGTCACCTACGAGTTCGGCGCCGACCTGGGGCCGCCCTTCTTCGGCACTCCGCCGCTCTACGTCCGCCGCGACGACGTGCAATACACGGTGATCGGCGACTACGACGCCAAGCACCGCCTGATCGGCGCCCACGAGCTGCGCCCGGCCGCCCCGCCCGTGGGGCTGGCCGCCTTCGGGGCCGCCGTCGGTGCCCTCGTCGCCCCCACGGCGCAGACGAAGGCGACCTACTACCTCAGCGCCTACGCGAAGCAGTTCCGGGACGTGCTGGTGCAGGAGCGCGTTTACAACGGCCTCGAGCCGATCTACCTCGACGGCGCCATTGCGCAGGTGACGTGGAGCCTGGGGCCGCAGGGGGTGGAGACGCACGCCAGCCGCAACACGGAGCACAGCCCCTACGTTCCGCCCTACCCGACGCGGCGGCGCAACGAGATTCTCGACCCGCTCGCCAAGGGCAAGCGCGGCGCCGCCCCGCCGCTGGGCGACGCGCAGACCCGCCTCTTCGAGCCGCCCGCCTCCCAGGATAGTCGGGGGTATCAATGAGACAGCCCCAGGACCCCACGTCGGCAATCCGCTGGCTGCCGTTCCTGCACACTGAGGATTCGGTCATTCCGCCCTTTGCCGTCATGCGCGTGACCGGCTACGACAGCGACACGGGCTATTATTCCGTGGCCCGCCCCAACGCCGCCTCGATGACGGAGGTCCTCATCAACGGCCAGTCCGCCATTGCGCCCTACGGCGAGGGGCAGGGGCACTGCTCCGACCCCTGCACCGCGCTGTACGAACCGAACGACGGCACGCCGGCCAACGGCGAGGATTGGGGCACGGCGTCGGGATCGTGGAAGCTGGCCAAGGACAACACGGGATTCCGCGTGCTGGGCAACGCCGCCAACGGCACGGCGGAATTCCGCTTCCTGGGGGTGGCTTACAAGGAGTTGAGCACGACGGGCGACCTGGCCTCGCCGTGGAAGTTCGTGACCGTGGACGCGGCGACGACGGCGGCGGTGACGTTGGCGGACCTCGTGGCCGGCTACAGCCTCGACGGCGTGACGCTGGCCACGACGCAGTATATTCTCGTCAAGGACCAGTCCAGCCAGTCACAAAACGGCATCTACCTCGTCAGCGCGTCGGCGCCCGTGCGCGTGTCCTACTGGTTCGACGCCACCGCCGAGGACACCCTGTCCGTCACCGCCGCCCTGCTCGGCCTGCCCGGCGTGCTGGTGCAGGTCAACCAGGGCACGGCCAACGCCGGCACGCTGTGGCGCTGCAACTACACCCCCGGCAACACGCTGGGCACGGACGCCGTCACCTTCACCCAGGTCAAGCCCGTGCCCGCGGGCGGCACCACGGGGCAGGTGCTGGCCAAGCAGAGCAACACCGACTTCGACGTGGACTGGGACAACGCCGCCGGCCTGCCCGCCGACCCCAACGAGCACGCCGTCCTGAGCTGGGACAACACCGACAACACCTTCTACTGGGCCAGCTACTACGGCACCGTCCTGACCTACGACGACACCAACACGCAGTGGGTGTTCGACGACATCGTGGAGTCGCTGGTGGGTCTGGCCTCGACGGGGCTGGTGGCCCGCACCGGGGCCGGCACCCTGGCCGTGCGCACCATTACCGCGGGCGCCGGCGTCACCGTCACCGACGGCGACGGCGTCTCGGGCAACCCCACCGTCGCCGTCAGCGTCACCAGCGCCGTCGGCGGCTGGACGAAGGTGACGGTCGGCTACGCCAGCATGAGCGCCGCCGCGACCAGCAAGACGATTTTGCTGCACACCCTCGCCGCCGCCGGGGACATCTCCGACGTGGTTATCAAGGCGTCCACGGTGTTCGCCGGCACCACCACGCTCACCGCCGACGTGACCGTGAGCGGCAACAACGTCATCACCAGCCACGACCTCAAGGCCGCCGTCAGCGGCACCAACTTCGCGGCCGTGTACCGCGACGACTCGCCGTATTTGAAGGTCTGGGACTTCGGCAGCACCACGGCGATTAATCTGGTCGTCACCTCCACCGGGGCCAACCTCGACCAGTTGACCCAGGGGTCCGTGGACGTGTGGCTCAAGATTGCGTCCCTGCCGTGATTGGCACCACGCCGCGCCGCCCCGTTATCCTGCCCCCGGCGACAACCGAAGCGAGGTGATCTATGGCGGCCGGCTCGTGGACCTTCCCGTCAGCTTCGCGCAAGAAGCTCATCGACGGCACCTTCGACCTGGACACCGACACGTTCAAGATGGCGCTCTTCCTGAGCACCAGCAACATCGGGTCCGGCTCGACGACCTACGCCGGCCTGACCAACGAGCACGCCAACGGCAACGGCTACACCACCGGCGGCCAGACGCTGACCATGAGCGTCACCGGCACCACCACCGTCACCGTGGACTGCGACGACCAGGTGTGGACCGCCTCGGGCGGCAGCATCGTCGCCCGCTTCGCCGTGATCTACGAGAGCGCAGGCGACGTTTTGTGCTATTGCCTGCTCGACTCCTCACCAGCGGATGTTACAGCCACCTCGGGAAATACGCTCACCATCGCCATAAATGCAAGTGGCATCTTTACGCTGGCCTAGCAGCCCCTGGAGTAGTGACCATGAGCCAGTTCACCCCCGCCCAGACCGCCACCCTGAAAGCCTACATCCAGGCCGACCCGGACCTGTCCGTCAAGGCGAGCGCGGGCGACTACGACGGCGTGGCCACCGGCCTCAACGCCGCCGCCGCCGGGCCGTTCTACGTCTGGCAAGACCTGCCGATGGCCACGGTGCAGGGGCTGATCGACTACGCCAAGATGACGCCGGCCGACAGCGTGCCGACCGACACCGCCCTCAACGTGGCCGTCTGGCAGGCGCGGTCGCTGGCCTGCCAGGGGAAGCAGTTCAACCTCCAGAACCTCACCATCGGCCGCAACACGGCGCCGATGACGCGGACGGGCTACCGGGCGGCCATGCAGGACTGCTTGACGAACCTGCCGGCGGGCGCCTCGGGGTCGCTGCTGGCGGCCAACTGGGTGGGCGTGCGCGACGCCGCCAAGGCGACCGCCACCGTGGCCGAGAAGGTGCTGGCCACGGGCACGGGGTCCATCAACAGCCCCGCCGACGCCGGCTGGCGCGGGCTGGTGGACGTGTTCGAGATCGGGGAGATTCTCTCTTGAGTGAGACGATCAAACTGGTGGTGTGCGTGCCGTCCTCGGGGCGCAACCACTTCGCCTTCACCTTCGCGCTGGCGTCACTGATGGCGCGGCTGGCCGGCGGCATCGCCAGCCGCCCCGACGCCCACCTCGAAGTCACCCTCGACGGGCAGATGTCCTCGTGCATCCACTCCAACCGCGAGGCGCTGGTGCGGCGGGCCATCGACACGGAGAGGACGCACCTACTCTTCCTTGACGACGACATGGGCTTCGACCCGCGCGTGGCGGACATCCTGCTGGGCCGCAGGCACCCCGTGGTGGCCTGCAACTACCTGATTAAAGAGCAGGACGACAAGGACCCCAGGTTCGTGGCCGTCGCCCCCAACGGGCGGCGGGTGGTGACGAAGGCGGACTCGACGGGGCTGCAGGAGATCACCTACAGCGGCTTCGGGGTGTCGCTGTTCGAGGTGCGGGCGTTCGCGGCCACGCCGCAGCCGTGGTTCCAGCCGACCTGGGTGCCCGAGGCGCAGTCCTACACCACCGAGGACAACCCCTGCTTCACGAAGCTGCGCGCCCACGGCTTCCCGGCGCTGCTCGACCACGACGCGAGCAAACTCGTCACCCACTGGGGCGACAAGGAATGGAAATGGGACCAGTGGCGGCCGGCCAAGCAGGCGGCGCCGGAGCAGGCGAGCAACTCCTGCCAGCAGGCGAAAGCGGGGTAGTCCGTGCCTACGAACCTATCGCTGGTGTACAGTACGCAGATCACGCACATCGGCTCGGGCACCAGCCTGGCGGCCAACGCCATGAGTCCGTCGAGCGACGTGAGCACGGCCCTGTCCTCGACCAACCTGGCCCGCTACCCGCTCGCCGACCTGGCGCTGATGATCAGCAACACCGGCAGCGTCAGCAGCAACAGCAACACCATCCTCGTCTACCGCCGGGATCTGAACATCGACGGCACCAACGACGAGCCGGTGCCCTCGACCGCCACCAGCGCCGCCTACCGCCCACATCAGGTGGGGATCATCACCATACCGCCCTTCTCCGTGGCCAGCACGTCGTACCACTCGATCGAGGTGCCCCTGTCCGACCAGTGCGAGTTCTACATCGAGAACAAGCTCAACACCGCGATCGGCGTGGGCTGGACGCTGAAGGTTACGCCCAAGACGGACAGTTTTGCCTAAAGGGGGTGGCGGATGGTGCAGATCGTCACCCGCGCCACCAGACGGCAATACCTGCGGCCCCCGCCGGGCGGGCCGTTCGCGCTCAACCTCGACAGCCCGCTGGCACGCGGGCTTCAGGCGTGGTGGCCGCTCAACCACCAGGGGCGCTTCGCGTACCAGATGGTCGGCGGGCAACCGGGCGGCCGCTACGACCTGACGCTGACGGGGACGCTGGCGCAGCGCGAGGGGCCGAACGGCGGACTGGCCCACACCTGCTCGGGCACGCAGTATTTTACGTCCGCCACCGGCGCATTCCCGGTGGACTGGACGGCGGGGCTGACGATGGGGAGTTGGTTTAACCCCAACGCCACCAACGTGCGCTACGTGCTCATGGCGCTGAGCAACAACTCGTCTTTCGAAGGCTACATGCTCCAGGCCGACGGCAGCGGTTCCGTCACCGGCAATGACAACATTCTGGCGATGGACCTCAACGTGGGCACGGCATACAGCGAGCGCCTTTTCGTCGCCAGCCGCTGGCAGCACGCCCTGGGCGTCTTCAAGCCCGGGCACGTCGGGCGCACGGCCTTTCTCGACGGCAACCCGGGGTTGACGCAAGTCACCACAAGCACGCGGTCGGCTCCAGACACCGTCGCGCTCGGGCTGGAGCCGTACGGCGGCTTCTTCGGCAGCAACCTGGCCGGCCTGCTCGGCGACTGCTGCATTTGGTCCCGCGCCCTGTCCGAGGCCGACGCCATGCGGCTGTACGACCCGGCGACGCGCTGGGAGTTGTACTACCCGCTGGGGCGGAAGGACTACTCCTTCCCGGGTGGGGCGGCGGCCGGCGGCACCACCGTCACCCCCGGCGCCGCCGCGCTCACGCTCACCACTTACGCCCCGACCGTCAGCACCCCCGTCACCTGCACCCCGGGGCCGGCCAGCCTCACGCTCACGACTTTCGCGCCCACCGTCAGCACGCCCGTCACCTGTACCCCGGGTGCCGCGTCCCTGACGCTGACGACCTACGCGCCCACGGTGAGCACGCCGCGCACGGCGACCCCGGGCGCGGCGGCCCTCACCCTGACCACTTACGCGCCCACGGTCAGCACCCCCGTCACCGCGACGCCTGGGACGGCCAGCCTGACCCTGACTGCCTACGCCCCGACGGTCAGCACGCCCCGCACGGTCACCCCCGGCACGGCCAGCCTCACACTCACCACCTACGCCCCGACGGTCAGCGCCACCGGCGCCGTGACCGCGACCCCGGGCGCGGCGGCCCTCACGCTCACCACCTACGCGCCGACGGTCGCCACGCCGCGCACCGTCACGCCGGGCGCCGCCAGCCTGACGCTGACCACCTACGCCCCCAACGTGCAGGCCCCGCGGACCTGCGCCCCGGGGGCGGCGGCGCTGGCGCTGACCCTGTACGCCCCCACGGTCAGCACGCCGCGCACCGTGACGCCCGGGGCCGCGGCCCTGAGCCTGACGACCTACGCCCCGGCCGTGACCGCCGCGGGCACGCTGCGGCTGTACGCCGCCGCCACCCAGGCGTATGCCGCCGAGATTGCCGGCCAGCGCTACGCCGCCGCCGCGACCCCCCAGACGAGGCCGACCCCATGAACCAGCGCACCCAGCCCCTGACCGTCGCACTCTGGGAGGGCGAGGCGTTCGTCTTCTTCGCCCGCATCGTGGCGCTGTCCGGCAGCAACGTCACGCAGGCCAGCCTGTCCTCGATCAGTTGCAGCGTTTACGACGTGACCGGCGGCGCCAGCGACCTCGTCGCCACCACCAGCGTCACCATCTCCAGCGCCGTCTACGACACGCTGCAGACCAACGACAGCAGGTGGACGAAGGACAGCACCGGCTACAACTTCGCGTACACCGTGGCCGGCTCGAACTTCCCCGACGGCGGCTCGAAGTACCGCGTCGAAATCACCCTGCTGGCCACGTCGGGGCACTCGATGTTTCTGGTCGCCGAGGCTACCACCGCCGAGTTGCTGTCCGGCTGATTGGCGGGCAGCCGGCTGCCGCGGCTACCCTGGGGCGACAGCAGCGCGGGCCGCAGCGCCCGTTTTCGTCCGCGACCGTCCGTTTTGGTGTCCAGTCGGGGGCCGAAAAAGCGATTCCCTGCCAAGGGGGATCGCACATGAAACGACTACGCCGCGGGGGGAAGATGGATGTCGCAATCTTGCGTATTGTTGTTGTGGCTCTCAGCGTTATTTGCTGCGTCTGCCTGTGTGGCATCATTGTCCTTGCGGGCATGGGCAAGGAGCCGCCGGTGGCGCTGGCGAGCATCTGCAGCATCTGCGCCGGCGCCCTCGTCGGCATCCTCGTGCCCAGCGGCCGACCGCTCGGGGACGAGCCGCCCGCGCCCGGGGGGCAGCCAACCCGGCCTGCGGGCGAGCCACGGCTAGTGCCCGTTCGCGTCGCGTCGCGGGCGGAGGAGGAAACCATGCCGGATCAGGGCGACGGGAGGCCGAAGGGATGAGCGACGACCGCATACGGATGTGCGCGCTGCCGGACAGCCTGACCACGGAGGAGGTCGGCGCCCGCTGGGGGAAGCGGCAACTGCTGTGGTGCCCGACGGCACCGCTGCCGGGGCTGGCCGACGAGCAGTGGCTGGCGGCGCTGGCCGAGGCGTGGGGCTACTGGCAGGCGGTGTGCGGGCTGACGTTCGCACGCACCGACGCGGCCAGCCGTGCCGACGTGCTGCACGGCGTCGGCCCCATCGACGGTTCGGGGCGGACGCTGGCCTGGTCCGAGTTGCCCAACGGCGCCGACACCCGCCTCAAGCAGCGCTACGACAGCGGCGAGCGCTGGGCGTTCGGGGCCGTGGCCGGCAACCAGATCGACATTGTCGCCGTGGCCTGCCACGAGATCGGCCACTGCCTCGGGCTGGGCCACGACAACGCCGGCGGTTCGGCGCTGATGGACCCCTATTACTCGCCGCGGCTGCGCCAGCCGCAGCCGCGCGACGTGCAGCGCATTCAGCAACTGTACGGGCCGCCGACCGCCACGCCGCCGCCGCCGCCGCCGCCCGCCGGCCGGCTGAGCGGCGACGAGGCCATGGCGCAGGTGGCCGCCCTGGTCGCCCGGTGGCGGTCGTGACGGCGGCGCTGTGGGCGGCGGTGCTACTGCTGGCCTGCCTGGTCCTCGCCTGGGAGTTGCGACGTTGACGCGCCTGTGCCCGCTGCTGGCCTGCCTGAGCCTCGCCGCCGCCGCCCGCGCGCAGGGTCCGCACGACCTCGCCGCCGCCGACGTGGCCCGGCTGCGCGAGCCGCAGCACGCCCGCTACCTCGCCCTGCCCCACGTCGCCGACAAGAAGGCCCTCGACCAGTGGGATGCCGTGCTCCGCTTCTGGGCCAACAGCCTGAGCCGCGAGGCGGAACTGGTCGCCCCCGCGCGGGTGGCCCCGGGGCTGTGGCGCCTCGACCTGCGCGACTACGGCTGGCGGGCCGAGACGTGGGAGAAGTTGGCCGACCTTGACCCGTGGTACACCGTCAAGGTGGTCACCGAGAAGGTCAAGGTCACGAAGTACATCGACCACAAGGGCGGGGACTGTTACAACCCCGAGACGGGGCGGACGATCAAGAACCTGGCCGCGGGGAGGTACAGCTATGAAGTCGTCGAGTCCAAGGGACGCGCGGCCGGGGCCGCGACTGGCCCGTGGGTTCCGGCGGCCCCCTTCGCGGCACTGGCAAAAGCGACGGGATCACAAATCCCGGTCGCCCGCCTCGACTGGTGGCTGAGCGTGGCCGCCGTCGCCAACGACACCGGCGCCGGCTACTACGACTGGCTCGGCGTGGGCAAGAAGGAGGCGGACTTCGACGACCTCGGGGGCGTGGACGCCAAGAAGGCGCGGGCGCTGCAAAAGGAAATCGGCGCCCTCGTCAGCCGCTCGACCGTGACGCTGAACAACCGCGGGCTGGAGCGCGTGCCGGCCATCACCGGCTACAAGTGGAAGTCGCGCGACTACCTCAAGAGCACCGACGCGAAGAACGCCCTGCGCCTGCTGGACGGCGACATCCAGGAGGACGCCAGCGAGCAATACCTGACCCTGCCCAACGGGCTGTTTGCCTTCGCGCTGTTCAACGGCAAGGGGGAAAGGCAGGACGCGGCCCCGGACACGATCGCCAGCGACGGCAAGGCCCCCGGCACCGACCGCCGCGTCCGCAACGGCATCAGTTGCGTGCGCTGCCACGCCGAGGGCATTCGCCCCATCAACGACTGGGCGCGCAAGGTCTACCAGCCGCCCTTTACGCTGGAAGACAGGGTGTACGAGGAGTCCAAGCGCAAGCGGGCCAAGTACCTGTCGGACCTCCAGGAGCAGGTGGAGGAGGACCAGCAGCGTTACGCCAGGGCGCTGAAGAAGGTCAACGGGTTGACGCCCGCGAAGAACGCGGAGGCGGTGGCCGCGGCGTGGGCCGACTACGTCGAGCGCGACCGCGCCCTGGCGGACGTGGCGCTAGAATTGGGTATGGACAAGGCCGCCCTACTGGCCAGCCTGAAGGCCGAGGCGAAGGCGACGACGCTCGACCCCGTGCTGGCGGCGCTGGCGCAGGGGCTGGAAGTCCGCGTCGAACACCTGGAGGAACTGGTGCCTCTACTCTACGAGGTCTACACGAGGCACAAGCCGTGACAGCACGCCACCTGACCCTGTTCGCCCTGTTCGCGCTGCTGGCCTGCGGCGTCGGCACGGCCACGCCGCCCGGCTACCCGTACCGGCAGCAGGAGGCCCTGGTGCCCGCCTACGGCCCGACCTACTCGGCGAGCGACGACCTGCTCAAGCAGATTCTCGACGAGGTCAAGGGGCTGCGCAAGGACGTGCAGGGGCTGAAGGCGGGCCAGCAACCGACGCAGGACGGGGCGCTGGGCGTGGTGGCGACGCGCTGCCTGTCCTGCCACCAGGACGGCAAGGCGCAAGACAAGGGCGGCGGCTTCGTCATGGTCGAGAAGGACGGGTCGCTGGCCGAGATGAGTCTGGCCGAGAAGCGGCGGGTCGTCCGCCTGGTGGGCAAGGGCGACATGCCGCCCGGCGGCAAGCTGCCCGAGGCCGAGGTCAAGGCACTGACGGACTACTTTACGCCCAAGACAGAGGAGCAGAAGAGATGATGCGTTACACCCCGGTAATCCTCGCCCTGGCGGTCGTGCTGGCACTGGCCGGCGACGCGCGGGCGCAACTGTTCGGCCGCCGCAACCAGACCAACGTCAAGGTGGTCGTCAAGAACCAGCCGGCCGCGGTTCAGGCGGTGCAGGTGCAGAAGGTGCAGGTCCAGAAGATTCAGAAGGTGCAGGTCGTGCAGCAGGTCCAGCAGGTGCAGCACGTCCAGCGCGTGGTGGTGCAGCCGGTGCAGGCGGTGGTGCAGCAGTACGGCTACGCGCAGGCCGTCCAGGTGCAGCCGGTGCAGGCCTACTACCGCGTCCAGGCGGTGCAGACCTACGCCGCCCCGCTGGCGTTCTCGACCGGCTACGACTGCGGCCAGACGCAGCAACTGCGGGCCGAGATCGAGCAACTGAAACTCCAGCAGCAGAAGTTGCAACTTCAGCAGCAACTGCAGGCGCCGCCGATGGCGCCGGCCCGCTAACCAGGGGCGTCGCCCGCCCCGCCCTACTGTCGGAGACTGCCGTGCTGTTCCACCTGACGGTCGCCGGACCGCCCCTGCGGCGTTGCCTGCGGCCCGATCTGTCGCCCCGCCGACGTTTGCCCCCATGCCCACGTTCGGCCCGTCCTGGGGCAACGTGGGGGGCTTCTCCGGGGGGGGTTGTGCCGGGGGCGGCTGACGCTGACCATGACGCCCCCGGTCGGGGACTAACGAGGATTTCCGATGCACAATGCCGACTACACACTGTGCGAACCGTTCGACATCGACGGCGGGGAGTTAGACGGCCTGTCCCTGCAACAGTCGTTCGTGCTGGGGGTCGAGTGGCAGATGTTTCGCGCCCAACTTCTATCCGGCGAGCCGTTCAAGCGGATGGTTCACGCCGCCAACGTCGGGCGGCTCACGGCGCTGTGTTCCCGGCACGGCCGCAAGTGCCGCGAGGAAGTCGTCCACGACGATTGGCGGGTCTTATTGGTCGAGTGACGGCCCTGGTCGGGGCCGGTGGCAATGCTAGTGACCTGGATATCGGGATTCCGATATCCAGCGACAGTGTACCTACACAATTCGGGGTTGCCGTGCTGTTCTATTTGACCGTCGCCGTGCTGCTGCTGTTCGCCCTGTACGCGATCGGCAACGGCCTGCATGACGGCCGCGACGACGAGGGGGAGGGCTGAGTTTGTCTCCGCTAGTGCTCTACCATGCCAACTGCGCCGACGGCTTTTGCGCCGCCTGGGCCGCTCGTCAAGCCATGCCCGACGCCGAGTGTGTGCCGGTGCAGTACGGCCAGCCGCCGCCCGACGTGCGCGGCCGCCGCGTCTACGTCGTGGACTTCTCCTATCGGCGGCCGGTCTTGGAGCAGATGGCGCAGGCCGCCGCCTCCCTGGTGGTTCTCGACCACCACAAGACCGCACAGGCGGACCTCGCCGGGCTGCCCTACTGCACCTTCGACATGGACAAGAGCGGGGGCCGGCTGGCGTGGGAGCACTTCCACCCCGGCAAGCCGGCGCCCTGGCTGGTGGCGTACACCGAGGACCGCGACCTGTGGCGCTGGCAACTGGCGCACAGCCGGGCCGTCAGCGCGTGGCTGGCTTCCGCCTCCTGGTCGTTCGGGGCGTGGAGCGAATACGCGGCCATCCCGGCGGGCAGCGACGAGTGGCGCGTGCTGGTGCAGGAGGGCAACGCCATCCTCCGCTACCAGGCGCAGCAGGTCGAAGCCGCCTGCGCCAACGCCCGCGAAATCGAACTGGCCGGCCACAAGATTCTGGCCGTCAACTCGACCGTGCTATTTTCCGAGGTGGCCGGCAAACTGGCCGAAGGGCGGCCGTTCGGCGCCGCCTGGTTCGTGCGCGCGGACGGCAAGCGGCAGTGGTCGTTGCGCTCCCGCGACGGGGGCGTGGACGTGTCCGAGGTCGCCAAGGCCAGGGGCGGCGGCGGGCACCGCAACGCCGCCGGCTTTGAAGAGCCGCTGTAGCGAGGAGGGCTGAGCCGTGGACCCGTTCGCCGCCGTCGTGCTGCTGGCCATCCCCTTCCCGCCGCCCGACGTACACCTGAGCGACGCCGCCGCCTTCCCCCCGCCGCACCTCGCCGAGTGGGGCACGCGGCAGACGGTCTGCTACCAGCGCGGCGCCGCCCGCCTCCAGCCGCCGCTTGGGCTGGGCCGCGAGCAGGCCGAGGGCTGGGCCTGCTGGCGGGCGTCCCTCGAGCGCGACGCCTACCGGCGCTGGTACGTCTGGGACGACGTGCGCCTGCTGCACAACGCCCGCACCGACGCCGAGCGGCTCATGCTGCTGCGCCGGCTGCGCGACTGGCTGGGGCACGCCGCCTACCGGCACGGCACCCTGCCCCCGCCCGTGCCCTGGGGCTGGGAGGACCCGCCGCCCCTGCCGCCCCCCGAGGCCATCCCCCTGCCCGCCGCCGGCAGGTAGCCCGCCTCACTTTGCCGGGGGGCAAAGTGACCCCGTATTGCATGTGGCCGGTGCTGTGGAGGCGCCGGGTGTCGGTTCGAGCCTCGCCGGGGAGCGATTCCCGGCGGGGTTTTTTCGTGCGCGGTACGGCGGAAAAACTTTGGAAAAATCGCTGGGAATCTCCCATATCGTGTTGACATCGGTCAACAGATGGAGTATAGTTATAAGTGTGGGGACGAGTGAGACGCAAAACCGGAGAGACGACGATGAAGACCACCCTGAAGAACGTTGAAGCGGCGATGGAAAAGACGATTGCCAAGGAAACGGGCATGGCGGTTGAGGTCACTTCCCGCGGCGTCAACGAGTGGACGATCAGCGGCCCGGCGGTGGCAGTCGATCGCGCCGTGCGGTTCCTCTCGAAGTACAACCTGATGACGGAAACCGGCCGCGTCTGCGACGAGGAGTTGAACGAGGTCTTCGTGTACATGGTTTCCGCGAAGTGACAAACGCAAGCGGGCCGGCTGGTGCTGACACACCAGCCGGCCCCGGTATCCCTGGACCCCTGCATGGAGTACGAGAGATGACGACTAGTGTACCGACCTGCCGCCGCGTCAGCAAGCCCGCCCCGCAGCCCGCCCGCGGCGTGGTCCGCCTCCTGGCCCGCAAGGGCAGCCTGCCAGGGCAGCCCGACGCGGCGGAAATCAAGATCAACGACACCGCGTATCTCTGCCGCTGCATCCCCGGCGGGTACGAGTTGCTGAAGGCGTGCGGACCCAAGGACGCCGAGCCGGAAGTCTACCACATCGACGCCGAACTGGTGGCCTGCGACTGCCCCGACGCCACCTATCGCGGGCGGCGCTGCAAGCACCAAATGGCCCTTTACACTTTGATGGTCTGCGGGAAGCTGTGAGCACCTGGCGGGGTCGCCCACCCGCCCATTCACCCGATAGGAGATCGCATCATGCAAGAAGACGTTACCGTCAAGGGCGCGAACGGCTGGGAAGTCACCTACCGCGACATTCCCGGGGTGCCAGACTACAAGGCCGGCACCGACGGGTCGATCTGGTCAACTCGCCAGACCGGGTTCGTGCGCAAGATCAACCCCGGCGCCGCGTGGCGGAGGCTGTCCGTCTACCGCCGACCCTACGGCGCCCGCTACTGCGTCGTGTGCTTTCGTCCCGAGCCGAACGGGAAGCTCGTGTGCCGCTACGTCCACCGCCTGATTCTGGAAACGTTCGTCGGCCCGTGCCCGCCCGGCATGCTGGCGTGCCACGGCGACGGGGACACCTCCAACAACCGGCTAGACAACCTGCGCTGGGATACGCACAGCGGCAATGCCGCCGACAAGACCCGGCACGGCACCGCTCTGGCCGGAAGCAAAAATCACCGCGCCCGTCGAGGCGAGATGGACGTTCTCGCCGCGTTCCTGCTCCGGCGCCTGTCGTTTTCCCAGGCGGCAATAGGCTTGCTACTCGACATGACCCAGTCAGAGGTCGGCGACATTCTTGCGGGGGCGCGGTGGCCGCACGTCAAAGCAGCCTACGACGAACTTTGCAGCCGCTTTGACGGCGCGGCGGTCATCACCCCCGACGACGAGCACCCCCTGCCAGGGTGCGAGATCTGATCTCGGGGCCGTCTACACATTGACCGTGCTGGGCAAGCTGTAGCCCGTGCCCGGCGGATGCCGCGGTTGTCAGCCGTCAACAGCCGCGGTATCCTGGCAGGGGCAACCACAACACCACCGGAGCACCACGATGACCCCAGATGAGTTGAAAGACCTTCGCGAGCAGGCCAAGATGAGCCAGCAGGAGATGGCCGATTACCTCGGCTTGCGCCACCGCAGCCAGGTGCATTACCTGGAGACGGGGCGCAGCAAGATCGCCGGGCCGAAACTCAAGATGCTGGAGGAGCTGCGGGCCAAACTTGCCGCCCGCAAGTGACCCGAAACTTTTTTTGAAAAAATCGCCTGCAAACCCCAACATGGTGTTGACAGCCGTCAACAGAAAGCGTATAGTATTAGCAGACAGGAAACGAGGAACTCAAACGGAGACGCGACGATGAGCAGCACGACCCGCGAGACGAGCATCAGCCGCATGGATGGCGACAACAAGCCGCTGAGCGTGGACATCGCTACGGGCGTCGTGGATCGCCCGAATAGCTACTATCCGACCCCGCTCAAGGGCGAGACGGCATGGCGGCTGTTTATCGACCTCGTGGGCATCGTTTACAGCCACGAGGTTCCGGCTTTTATCCGAGCGTGCAACCGGGCCGCGGCTCGCAAGCAACTCGCGTCGGATGAAGCCCGCCGTGAGGCAGCGCTCCAATACGCCGGCATCGTCCCGGCGCCGGTTGAATCTGCCAAGCCGCACGACCGCCTGTGCAACTGCCCGAGGTGCCTTGCCCAGCACCTCAAGAATGGCTGCCGCAAGGTAGGCTGCAAAGTGTGCTTCGGCTAACTAACCACCCCACACCCGGCCGCCCCACCCCGGGGCGGCCTTCGAGGCACCAACGGAGAACGACGATGACGACCACCGACAAGGCCCCCTGCCACATCACCACCATCGACCAGCACCGGGGCGACCACCACACCGGAATGCGGATGATGGAACTGGTGGAGATCCGCACGCAGTTCTCGGACTACTGCCAAGATAAGCGGTGGGAGAGGATGAGCGAACACGACCGCGACTGGTGGGCCGAGTTGCTGGCGGACCTGCACGCCGCCCGCGTGGAGTTGGCCAGTCTCGACGCCGACCTGCGGCACGCGGCCGAGGAGTATCTGGGGCAGATCGCCGGGGACGACCTGAGCGACCACGCCGCCACCATCCGCCGCGCCATCGAACTCGCCCGCGAGGACGCCCGCTAACCATCCCACCCCCGGGCGCTACCTTTCGCGTAGCGCCCCACCGGAGGATCAACCGATGACCGACACCATGACCGCCACCGCCCGCAAGCCGCTGTGCCTGCCCTGCCTGCGCTGTGGGGTGGACGACGGCATCCTGAGCCTTGACCTCAACGGGCTTGCCGACGAGGGGAGCGACGTTTTCCGCTGCGGCGAGTGCAACGGCGAGTGGTCGCTGGCCGACGCCCGCCAGACCGTCAAGCGCTGGCGGGCCGTGCTGGCGTGGGTGGACAGCCTGCCCGCCCTGGGGGATGAATAATGGACGCCGCCACCATGCGCCAGGGCGCGGCACTGACCTACGCCCTCCTATCGGGCGACGCCAGCGCCCGCGGGCCGCTGTCGGACTGGCTGGAGGAAACCGGCCAGCAAGAAGCTGCCATCATGTTGCGCCAGCCGTGGGCGCGGCTGGCGCCCTGGTATCGCGGCCCCGGCCACATCAGCCGCGAAGCCATCACCGGCTGCGAGATCATCGCGCCAGACGGCTGCTGCGTGGCCACCTTCAAGGTCCGGTAGTCCGAAGTTGCTTCAGAGGTTTTGTCTGAGCAAGCCCGCAGGCAACCACCACACTGATTTGATGCAAGTCCTTAAGCGGCAACAGATGAACCCACTTTCACAGGGGTCTCATAAACCCTTGGAAGTGGGTTCGATTCCCACCCGTCCCAGTCCGAATCTGTCCGAAATCGTCAGCTCGTAAAGCCCTTACGCGGCTCCACTGTACAAAAGCGTCCGTTTGGGTGTCAGGACGGTGTGCTATCGGGAGGGCAACCCGGCGGGCAACCAGTCGGGCAACCAAACGCCAGGAACCACGCCCACCCCATCACCACCCAGCTTGCCAAGATTGCTTCCGCGGCGTCGTCCGGGGCCGCCGGCTGGCCCAGCACCGGCAGCCCCTGGACCGCCCTGGCCAACTCCTCCGCGCGTGACCGCCCGTACCTGGCCAGCGTCAATCTCGGGTCGGTGTGCCTGGCCAACTGCATGGCGTCCCGCAGCGACACCCCGGCCGCTTCGAGGAGACTGACGTAGGTGTGCCGCAAGGCGTGGAAGTCGGCGTACAGCGGGCCGTCGGGGGTGTCGATGGCGTAGGGGATGCCGACGCGCTCCAGGTCCAGTGCCAGCATCTCGGCGGCCCGCTCGTGCCAGTTGCCGGGCCAGAGGCGGGCGGCGTCGTCGAGGCCGGCGACGTGGGACCGCAGCAGGGCGGCCACGTCGGGCGGCAGCGGCTGGCGGGCGGTGCGCCGCGCCTTGCCCCTCCTGGCCGGCATCAGGGCGGCCGGGCCGGCGCCGTCGAGGTCCAGGTGGTTCGGCGTCAGGCTGGCCAGCTCCCCCGCGCGGAAGCCGGTGGCGCAGGCGGTGGCGTAGAGCAGGTGGCGCCGCGCTGCCGACAGCCCGCGCAGGTCCTGCCCCGAGTCCATGGTGCCGACCAGCAGCCGACCGAGTTCCTCGACCGTGAGCGAGCGCCGCGCGTGCCGCAGGTCCACCTCGACCGGCAGCATCTCCAGCCCGTCCAGCAGGTCCGCCGGCACGAGTCGCCTCCCCCTGCCGGCCAGCCAGCGCACGAAGGCCCGCAGGGCGGTGACGTAGTGGTTGCGCGTCTGGGGACCGATGTTGTCGGCGCCCTCGGCACGCATCCGTGCGGCGAGTTCCGCCTGGACGCCCGCCGCCGTGATCTGCCGGGCGAAGCGCCAGTCGCGGGCGCGGCACACGGACAGCACCCGAGACTGGTAGCGATCGCAGTGGGTGGCGGTGTTGCCGGCGTCGAGCAACTCCTGCCGCCACTGCTCCGCCAACTCCTCGACGGTCTGCACCCGGCTCTCGGGCGTCAGCCCCGCCGCCTCCGCCTCGCCGCCCGCCACCAGCCGCGCGAACAGCGCTTCCGCCACCCGCCGGTTCGTGGCCAGCGGCACCGGGCTGGACCGCCCGGGCAGCCCGAACGCGTACCACTTGCGGGACTCTTCCCGCACCTTCCGCGCCCCCGGCGTGCCCGGCCGGCAGCGCCTGCCGTCGGGTCCCACCCAGCGCGTGACCACCTTTTTCCTGATGGATGCCATGCCCCGGGGATAGCCGACCCGCCGCCACCTGGCAAGCCAAATCCGCCTTGTGGGGGAATCCCCCACAAGGGGCACTCTTTGCCGATTGTGAAAATTTCGTGTTTGACAAGGGGGGGGGGTCAGGGAAAAACTGACGGAATAGCGGGGACCCGCCCTGACACGACGGGCCCCCGCGACAGCCCGCTCACTCTCCGAGGGACTGCCCATGCTCATCGTAGTCACGCCGCCGCGCCCATTTCTAGAGTTTTCCTACCCGATAATTCCGCCGTAGTCCACGCCGCCCGCCCCCGTCGCCCACGCTGCCACGCACCTCCGCGCCGTTCCCGCAGCAGTTGCCCGGCACCGTGCTGTTGCCGTACAATACTGAACAGTCATACACTTTGACACCGAAAGTCCGCGCCACCCAGGGCGCGGGCCGCGGGGGAGGGTGCGTCCATGCCCACGGTCACGCTGCGCTGCCTGATCACGTCCGTCGCGTGGGGCCTACTTGCCAAACTCAAGGCGCCGGTGCCCGGGGAGGTGGGGGTGCGGGTGGACCGCGGCGACCTGGCGGTGACGATCACCGTCCACCCGCCGGGGGCGCCCGAGGCCGCCGACCGCGTGCCGGGGCGGATGCTGTCCTCGACGGAACAACTCGTCTGGCAGGCCATCCAGCCGGGCGAGTGGCTGGTGGGCAAGGAGATTGCCGGCCGCATCGGCCGGGACTACGACGTGCGGCTGCGCTACCTGCTGCTCAACCTGGAAGACCGCGGCGTACTGGCCCACGAGGACGGCAAGGGCTACGCCCGGGCGCGGTAGCGAGAGTACCGCGCGGAAGATACTCACGGCGCGATTGCCGTACCGCGCGACGCCCGCTTACTATCTCCTCGGCGATCACGACACACCGCGGAGGCGAGACGATGGAGACGACGCGAAAGGCGGACGGACGGGGTGCGCAGCGGCCGGAAAAGTTGTTGTTGACTGCACGCGAGGCGTGGGAACTGCTGGGAATCGGCCGAACGAAATGGTGGGCACTGCAAGCCGCCGGCGAGGCCCCCCTGCCGGTAGATCTGCCGGGCCGGCGCATGTGGTCACGCGCCGCACTGATCGCCTGGGTGGCTTCCAGGCAGGAGATGGGAGGGGCGGCTGCGGAGGCGGAGTAGGGCGCCTACTTGGCCGGCGGCCAGAATCCGACGGACTCCAAAAACTTGCGCAGGGCGTGGCGGCCGGCCCAGGACATCGACTTCTCGTCGTCCTCGTCGCTCTTGCTCACCCGGTAGCGATCGAGGGCCTCGTAGAGGTCGGCGGGGACGCCGAGATACTTGGTGTTCTTCCGCGAGTGTGGGGCGCCGCCCTGCTGCTCGTCGGACTCGGCTTTTTTACGCTTGCGGGTCATGATGCTCATAGTGCCAACCTCCAGGCGTCTGGGCAATACCATTCTAATCGTTGTTCGTGGGTACTAGCAAACTTCTTTGGTACGTTTTGGTAATTTACAGGAAAATCCCAAAGACCAGTTGACAGTACCATACGATTTGGTACTATCACCAGTGTAGTGAGAACAACGCGACCCGGCAGGAGGTAACACCCATGAACGCAACGACTTCCGAGGTGCGCCCGCGCGAGCGAATGAAGGTTATTTTCTGCACCGAGTGGCACGCCGCCGCCCTCAGCGACTACTGTGCCGACTGCCGCGCCAACCCCGAAGTGCAGTTGCCGCCGTTCGAGGAGTATTGCGTCGATTGGTTGGCCGCCCGGCTGGCCGACGAGGCCGCGCAGGCGGACGCCGAGGCCGCCCAGCAGCGCGCCGCCGAGCGAGAGCAGCGGCAGTTCCCGGGGCCGGTCTACGGCGATGATGAGATACCCTTCTAGCCACTTTGCCGGGGGGGGCAAAGTGCCGGGCGGGCGAGGGGGCGATTCTTGGCGTGGAGCCGACTGTGGCAATGCCCCCCGCCCGCCGAGAACACTGGCGGGGCGAAACCCAGAGTGCAACCGAATCTGCGTCTGCCCCGCAGAAACCACGGGCCGCGACCATCACTGTGTCACCGATCCTGAAGATGCGGCCCCCAGACCAGCGCCGGCGAGGGTGCAGATGAAGCCGATAGGGCGGCTGCCGGCGCCACGAACCGTGCGGGCGAGAGATACAGTGCAACCGACCCTCGGCTTGCCCGCACCCAACTGAAGGAGACGCGATGAACTTTCCCGAGAGTGTCCTTGCCGTGGCGAAGCTGGCGGCGCAGAAACACGCCGGCGACGTGACCGCCGCCGTGGACGAGGCCGAGCGGCAGATACGCCGCCTGCCCGAGTTCGGCGACCTCGTTGCCGCCCTCGTCCGCCAGGCGGTGCAGACGCTGGTCTACAACGAGCGGCACCGCAGTAACGTCAGGATGCGCGCCGAGGCCGGCGAGTACGGCCGCCCCGCCAAGGTCAACGTCGGCGCCTCCGCGGCCGTCAACGCCGTCATCGAGAGCCTGTACCTGTACCGCATCGCCGGCACCACGCTGGGGCTGGTGCGCGGCGCCGACCTGGCCGGCATCGCCGCCAGCGAGAACGCGCAGGCCCACGGGCACCTGTTCAACGCCCGGTTGTGCTCCGAGCTGTCCGCCATCGTGCCCGCCGAGAAGGCGGTGCAGGACGCGGTGAGCGAGCGGAAGTTGCGCGCCATCTTCGACAAGATCCGCCGCCAGAGCGAGGCGGCATGAACCACGCCGCCCCGGGCGACCGGGGGTATGCAACCGAATTGGTTTTTGCCCGGGGCGGCTTTGAATCAACGGCCTGGCGAAAGCTGGAATGAAACCGACTGGCGGCATGCCATTGCCGCCCCGGGCGAAGGCCCCAATGCAACCGATGGGTGCACTGACGGGGCGGCTTTGAAGCAACGGCCTGGCGACTGGCAAGCTGCAACCGAATCCCGAGGTGCCGGGCCGACGAACGACAGCGGGCGAGATGAGTTTTGCAACCGAAGAAGAAGATGCCCGCAACGAACCAGTGGCGGCAGGCGAGGCCTTCAGTGTAACCGAATGCGCCGTTGCCTGCCGCCCCCCTTTGACACCGTGGGCGATCGTGCCAGTGGAACCGATTCACCCGATGCCCACCCGACGAGGAGCGACGACGATGACAGCAACGACGACAGCCGACGTGGCCGCCATCAGCAGCGACCTGCAGGCCCTCCAGCGCCAGCGGGCGATCACCATCAAGAGCCGCGTCATGCAGGCCAACCGCCTGCAAGCCGTGGTGGCCGGCACGCTGGGCTACAGCAGCGGCATGGCCGAAAAGGACCGCCTCAAGAAGTTTGCCGAAGCGTCGGCACTCATCAAGGCGGTGGCCGCCGGCAAGGCAGACAGTCCCCTGAAGATCGTCATTCTCACCACGCTTATCGGCATCGACGCCTTCGACCGGATGCAAGCCGATCTGGAAAAGGCGATGGTGAAGCAGGCCAAGCGCCTGCCCGTGGCGGCATGGGTCAAGGCCCCGCAGCAACGCGGCTTCGGGCTGCTGTTTCTGGCCATCGTGGTGGGCGAGTGCGGCGACCTGGCCAACTACGCCAACCCCGGGAAGCTGTGGCGGCGGCTGGGCTGCGCCCCCTGGTCGTTCGGCGACCGCACCGCGATGGGCGCCACCTGGCGGGCGGGAAAGGAAGGCAAGTTGCCCGCCGAGGAGTGGGCGCGCTACGGCTACAGCCCGCGCCGCCGCTCCATCGCCTACCTGATCGGCGAGGGCATCGTGAAGCAAAACACCGTGGCCGGCGTTATGTCTATTGACCCCGATTGTTGGCGTGCCGGCCACGGTGCGAACGACGGGGCCGGGGGCGATCCTGTTGGTGAAACCGACACCATCACTGCCCCCGGCCCCTACCGACTCCGCTACGACGAGGCCAAGGCCGCCGCCAGGGTGGCGCACCCCGACTGGCCGCCGCTGCGCTGCCACCGCCACGCCATGCTGCTCGCCACCAAGCGATTGTTGCGGGAACTGTGGGTGGCGTGGCGGCAGTAGCAACCGGCCCCGCCAGCAGCGTACAACCCCGGCTCGCGCCCGGGGGCGGGGACTCGCAGCGAACAATTGTAGCAGTCACCAACCACAGGAGGAGCCATGCGCCCCGACGACGACCTACACGATGACGACGTGCTGGAGCCGACCACGCCCCCCGAGGCCAACGGGGTGTACCGCCCCGACCCGAGGGGGTTCGCGCCCGCGTTCCCGGGGCCGTTCGCTTCGGCGGGTGCCGGGCTAACGATCCGGGAGTACCTGGCGGGGCAGGCGCTGGCCGGGCTGCTGGCCAGCTACGAGGCGGCTGACCTGCCGCCGGCCACCGCCGTGGAAACGTCCGTCCTCTACGCCGACCTCCTGCTGGAGCGGCTGCGCCGGGAAGGGGGTGCCCGGTGAGCCAGCACACCCCCGGCCCGTGGCAGATCGAGCCGCCCGACCCCGACAGCCTCAACGCCGGGTCGCTCATCCTGGCCCACGGCGGCAAGACGGTCGTGGCCGAGATCCTGCAGCCCCTGACGGACGAGGAGGGGCCGTACCGCGGGCACTACGACGCCCTGCTGATCCAGGCCGCGCCCGACCTGCTGTCCGTCTGCAAGGCGGCCGTCGAGTACCTCTGCCACGACGTGGACCTGGAGGACCGCGCCGGGCGGGTGGACGGACCCGCCCGCACCCTGCAAGCCGTCCTGCTCCACACCATCGCCAAGGCGCAAGGGGGTGCCCTGTGAGTGACTGGGAATTTGCCACGATTGACCAGTGCTGGGGCGTGTGGCTGGGCGAGGGGTGCGACGAGATCGACCCGCCCGCCGCCGTCTTCGCCAACGAGGCCGACGCTAAGGAGTGGGCCAGGGCGTACCACGCCAAGGCCGAGGCCAACCCGGACGACTACCGCGGCGCGGCGCACATCATGCACACCCGCAACGTCCAGGTGCCGTTCTGGAACAACGGCACCGACGACCCGCACGGCTACCCGCCCTCGACCTACGACGAGGCGGACCACCTCGAAACGATAGCACGGCTGGAAAAGCACAACGAGGTCATGCGTGCCGCCCTGGAGGAGTTGTTGGAGTTCGACGCCGCCAGGCCGCTGCCCCGCACGTTCCTGGCCGGCGTCCGCCTCGCCCTGAAAGGGGGTGCCAAGTGAGTGATGACCTCGCCAGCACGACGAGGTGCCTGCTGGAGCACCTGGGGGAGAAGGCCCTCCAGCACCTTTTCCGCGGGCTGTGCAACGCCGACCCGCTGCTCAGGACCACCGACCCCATCCGCTACGCCCTGCAGGCGTGCGGCCTGCCGCCGCGGGTCATTGAGGAGAAGTACGGCGAGGCGACCTACGCGGCGGCGCCCGTGGGCATGTCGCCCCTGGAGCGGTGGTGGTGCTGGTGGCACCACGCCGACCACGCCGACCGCTGCGCCGAGCTGGTGCGGCACGTGATCGCCGAGATTGACCGCAGGGATTTCCGGCGGCAGTTGCTGGCCAACTGACGGACGCAAGGGGGCGCGCCGTGACCATCGACGAACTGATCGAGACGGTGCGGACGTTCGCGGCGGTGAACCACCCCGACCGCGTGCTGCAGTCCGTCTCCCTCAAGTTCGTTGACGGCGCCAAGTCCACGGTGCTGATGCCCGTGGACCGGGCCGACGACGCCAACCGCCACGCCGTCGAGGTGGCGATCCTGGCCGCCCTGCGCGGCGGCGCCCGCCTGCCGCACAAGGTGCTCAAGCGCAAGGTGATGCAGGCCACCGGCTACAGCGCCGCGATTTTCGACCGCAGCCTCCGCCGCCTGCGCGACGAGGGGGAGATACGCCCCACGGCGGACGGCTACGCCCTCAACGGCGAGGCGGGGGGCGAGAGTTAGTGTCGTTTTTGGTGTCGTTTTTGGTGTCGCGCCACGACACCAAACGACACTAGAACATCGCCCCCGCCGGAAGATAGGATTCCCTCACGAACGGAGGAAACGGGGATGGTGATCGAGCAACCGCCGAGCTGGCTGGACGAGGGCGTGCTGGTGTGCAACTGCGCCGGCTGCGGCCGCCTGCTGGCCAGTGTCCGGCACGCCGCCTGGGTGGCGGCCAACGGGGGCTGGCCGCCCGTGGTGTACGACCGCCTGGGCAACCGCCCTTATTGCTTCGCCTGCTGCCAGCCGCGTCCGGCGCCCCAGAGCGGTGGCCGCGCCGTCATGGAGGACGACGGCGGACCCTGGCAGCAGAACGCCGTCCGCGCCCTGGAGGGCGAGTAGTCATGACGACGAATCTCAACGACGGCCTGACACTCGCGTCTGAACTGGCCTGCGGGTCGGCGGCGGGGGTGCTGCTGAGCTTGACGCTGTTTGCGTGGATCGACTGGCTGTGGGAGCGGACGCGTAGGAGAGAGTATGACCACACTGCAAAAGATCGGGATCGAGTTGGTCGGGCACAACCTGCCGGGGCAGGGCGGCCAGGTGGCGGCGAAGGCGGCGGCGGGCAAGTGGCTGAGCGCCGACGAGAAGGCGGCGCTGCTTGAGTCCGCCCACGCCACGCTCCTCCGGCTGCGCTGCCAACTGCAAAGCGAGCGCGCCAGGAAAGAGCCGGCGGCGGCCGCAGCCGGCTGACGAGACACTGCGGCGCGGCGACCTCGTTGGGGTAAGCCGCGAGTGCCCGGCAGGATCGGACCCCGCCGCGCCGCAGGTGCCACACCGGGGGTCCGATCCGGGCGGATAGCAACGCCTCCGGCGGCGGGGACGTGGGAACCCCGCCGCCTCTCCGAACTGCCGCCGTCCCCCGGCAGGCCAACCGCGGCGGGGACGCTTTTATCAAGGATCAGCAATGCCGGAAACGTTCAGTCAACGCAACCGCGCCAGGTGCGAGTCGCCGAGCGGCTTCAACCACAAACTTGATTCGTGGAGCCTGTCCGATTGGATGACCGCCACCGCCGGCGAGTTGGGCGAGGCGGCCAACGTCGTGAAGAAGCTCAACCGGGTGCGCGACGGCATCCCGGGCAACGCCGAAACGCCGGAGCAGTTGCGGCAGATGCTGGCCGACGAGATCGCCGACGTGGCCATCTACCTGGACCTGATGGCGCAGGCCGCCGGCTTCGACTTGGAGACGATCCGCGCGGCCAAGTTCGCCCGCACGAGCCGCAAAATCGGCTACCACGAAGCGTCCGAGATCAACCACACCGAGGGAGGGCAGCAGTGACAACGTCGTGACCATGTGTTTGCCGCCCCGCCGTCAGGCACAACGCGGCGGGGCATCCGGGCGCTGCTTCGGGCAGCAACGGCAGGGAGAGGCCGTGGTGGGGTTCGACTCCCCTCGCTCGGGATTATTTGGTGGGCGTGGTGCAGTGGCAGCATGGCGGGGCTATTACCCCGCAGACCCCCGTTCGACTCGGGGCGCCGACCTTGGCCGGTAGCCAGCAATGGGGCGGCGGCTCGTTGCCGTCAGCCCCCGCGACTCTACCCCGGCCACGTGCCGGAGTTACAGGGTGTCCCCGCGGGGGCGCCGGCCCGATTCACCGACACAGCGCGCCGACGACGCCCGTTGCGTCCGCGGTGCGCGCACTAGGGGGGGATGGCAATGCGGTACTACCTGGAGATGGTCGAGGACGGGCACCGAATGCCGACCGGTAATGGCATCGGCTACGACACGCTGGCCGAGGCCAAGGAGGCGGCGCGGCTGAAGGTGGATGACGCCCTGCCGCAGAACACGATCCGCGTCCTGGCCCACGTCGCCACCGCCTACCTCGGCGGCGACGGCGGAGAGTACGTCCGCGAGGAGCAGTAGCGGGGAAGAGTCTCGCGGCTGCCGGGCGTTCCGGCGCCGCCGTACCCGGGAGTAACAGGGAGCATCTGACCATGAAGCTGAAGACCAAGACTGCGGGCAGCGGCGACTTCGAGTATCAACTGTGCCCCGAGGGCACCCACGACGCCGTGTGCGTGGCGGTGGTGGACCTGGGCACGCAGCCGCCGAGCGGCAAGTTCGTCGAGCAGGGGCCGAAGCGCAAGGTCTACCTCGTGTTTGAGCTGGTCGAGGAGGCGACGCGCCCGCTCATCGCCAAGGACTACACCGCCAGCCTGCACGAGAAGAGCGCGCTGCGCAAGGTGGCCGAGGCGGTCGCCGGGCGGAAGTTCGGCGACGACGAGGAAATCGACATCGCCCGCCTGGCCGGCCGCAAGTGCCTCATCTCCGTGACCCACACGGGCGCCGAGCGGAAGTATCACAACGTCTCGGGCGTCCTGCCGGCCAAGAAGAACGCCGCCATCAACGACCCGCAGCACAAGCCCTTCACGTGGTTCCTCGACGACGGCACGCCCTTCCGCGGCCCCGACTGGCTGCCCTTCTGGTACGGCAAGTCGGTCGAGGAGGTGGTGGCCAACTGCGCGGAGATGCGCAAGGGGTCCGGCCAGCACAGCGACGAGTACCCCGAGGACGGCGACCAGGGCGGGGACAACGAAATTCCGTTCTGAGCGGGGGCGGGGCAGCAGGGCGTGACGGGGGCTGTGGCATGAAGCTGAAGGCGACGGGGGACGGGCGGGGCGTGGACGCGCAGGAGGTGCGCCGCGCCCTCGCCCTGCTGGCCGACCCGCAACTGGCCATTCAACTGCAGTACGCGCCCTTCCACGGGCAGTCGTTCCGCACATTCGCCGGGGATGACCTCGATGCCGCCGTGGCGTGGGTGGAAGCCAACGCCGGGGCGCAGGCGGTGTACTACGCGCTGAACCCGGTGCCGCGCGGGCTGGGCCGCTCCCTGCGGACGACGGACGTGGTGTACCGCCGCTGGCTGCTGGTGGACATCGACCGCGCCAAGACGCCGGCCACCAGGGAGTTGTCCGCCACGGATGCGGAGCACGAGGCGGCACGGACGCTGATGCTGGACGTGCTGGAGTACCTCGACGGGCTGGGCTGGCCGGCGCCGCTCATCGTGGACAGCGGCAACGGCTTCCACCTGCTCTACCGGGTGGATCTGCCCAACGACGAGGCCAGCCGGGTCCGCATCAAGTTCACGCTGACGAAGTTGGCGGCCCGCTTCGACGACGACCGCGGCACGCTGGGGGTGGAGTGCCACGACGCCAGGCGCATTAGCGCCCTGCCGGGCACGTGGAAGCGCAAGGGTCCGGCCTCGCCGGAGCGCCCGCACCGCATGGTGCGACTGATCGGGGGGCCGGGATCGTGACGGACGAAGGCAACGAGATCGAGATTCTGTCGGCCGACCTGCTTGACGCCCTGCCCGGCCCCAACGAGGCCCCGGAGACCGTGGTGGATCTGGTCGTGCCGCCCGAGGTCAACGGCAAGGGGATGACGCTGAAGGCGACGTCCGCGCCCGAACTGGACGTGGCGGCCCGGGCGGCGGCCTACCTGGAGCAGTGCCCGCCCGGCATCCAGGGGCAGAAGGGCAGCAACCCGACGCTGTGGGCGGCGCGGGCGGTGGTGTACGGCTTCGACCTGGGGGAAGAGGTCGGCTTCGACCTCCTGCAGCGCCACTACAACCCGCGCTGCCTGCCGCCCTGGCCCGACGACCTGCTGCGGCGCAAGTGCAGCGAGGCCAACAAGGGCGACTTCGGCAAGCCGCGCGGCTGGCTCAAGGACACCTGGCGGCCGGGGATGCCCGCCGGCCCGCTGGCGAAGCAGCCCGGGCAACAAGCCGAGGCGCCCGAGCCGGAAGACATCGACCCCGCCGACGTGGCCACCATCGACGACCTCGTCCGCGCCGGCAGCCAGATCGAATGGACCTGGGAGGGGTGGCTGCCCAAGGGCGTCTGCGTGGCCATCGCCGCCAAGGGCGGCACCGGCAAGACGCGCTTCTGCGCCGACCTGCTGCGCCGCGTCCACAAGCTGCGGCAGTGGCCCGACGGTACGCCCGTGGACCTGCCGCCCGACTCCCTCGCCCTGTGGGTGGTGGCCGACAACCACCACGACGAGATGGTGACGCTGACGCAGTCGTTCGGCATCGCCGACGTGGTCCGCATCAACGCCAGCAAGGCCGACCCCTACGGCGGGGTCAGCCTCGACACCGCCGACGACTACCGGGCGCTGGAGGCCCGCGTCAAGGCCGTCCGCCCCGCCTTCGTGATTGTGGACACCGTCGGCAACGCCACCGACAAGAACCTGAGCCGGCAGGAGGACGCCAAGGCGTTCTACTTCCCCCTCCAGGTGATCGCCCGCAAGTACCGCTGCTGCGTGCTGTGCCTGACGCACCTCAACGCCGCCGGCCACTTCCTCGGCCGCCGCGTCATGGAGAAGGTTCGCGTCGCCATCCGCATCGACCAGTTCGACGGCGAGGAGCGGCGCCGCCTGGAGGTCATCAAGAGCAACAGCAAGCGCCCCGCCGCCCTCGGCGTGACCATGACCGACTGCGGCAACGACTACGACAACAACCCGCCCGAGCCGCCCGAGGAGGCGGGGCCGGGAGGCGGCGGGCCGAAGCCCCCGACCGACGCCGAGCGGAACGCAATGGGGTGGCTCCAGCGCTACCTGAAGGACGGCCCGAAGCGCGTAAGTATTACCAGAACGGCGGCCGAACAGGACGGCGTCTCATCCGACAAACTCTATGCCGCCAAGAAGTTCCTCAAGGCCCATGAGTTTTCTTCGCAAGGCTATAAGTGGTGGTCACTTACGAAGGAGGAATCCTTCGAGTAGCAGTTGTTTTGGTTGTTTTGGTTTCCTAGGCGACCAAAACAACCAAAACAAATCAGACAGAGTTGTCCTGTTTAGGCGTGAAAGGTAAAACGTTATACCGGATTAACGGAGGATGTAATGATCTATTTCGCGCAAGACTCGGCCTCCTGCAACATCAAGATCGGCTACACCGGCAACGAGGATGTTGAGCAGCGAATCAGGGCGCTCCAAACAGGATGCCCGTCGCCGCTCATACTCCTCGGGTCGGCCGAAGGCAGCAAGGAGGCGGAGGCGGAACTACATGATCGGTTTGCAGACGCCAGGCTCAACGGAGAATGGTTCCGCCCAGTCCCCGAGTTGATTCAGTTCATCATCTCGCGGGTGGCGATCAGCCATGCCGTCCGCGCCGTTCGCGACAGCATGAACGCCCTCCACGACGAGGATCAGCGGCTGGCGTGCATCAGGACCCGGAACGAACAGGCAATCGAAATACTCGCCGAACTGCGCCAGCAGGGCCGCACGGTGGAGTACGACGCCGACCGCGACAAGATCCTTGTGCGCCCCGGCCCCGGCGAGAAGTACGCCGGCAGAATTCGGAAATGCCGCCAGGCTTTGGTCGCCGTTCTTCAACGCGAAACGAACGGGGGCGCCGGGCCGATTGCCGGCCATGTGGGGTAAGCGATACCGCCCCAGAACCTCTCCTCTTGGCCTGCGTCCAGGGGGATCGCCCGAAGTGCGCAAACAGGAGGAGATCGCATGTTGCTTTACGACAGAGTAGTGGAATGGGCCGAGAGGCGCCGCTTGCGGCTTCCCGCCGCGGCAATGCAGCGCAGTGAGCTAACCCGCAAATTCCTGACCGGCGCGCCTGTCTACGACCTGAGTTCAGTCGTCCCTCTCATGGCAGATTGGGACCAGCAAAAGATGCAGGCAGTTTACAAGCGCCCGCCGCACCTCGTCTGCTGGTGTGAATGGGACCATCTCGAAGAAACGCCCCACGGCGACCGACACTGGCAGATAGGGAATTTGGTGAACTGGTGGGACAAGGGCGTCACCTTGCAATGCTTTAAGGAGGCTGGGGGCCTCTATCAAGACTTCGTTGCGGGATGTGATGAACTGTACCTCGTCCAGCGGTTTTTCTGCCTCTTGCGCGACCCGAAGCCCGACGGCAATCCGGGGCCGTTGCCCCTCCTGGCAGAGGCGGCAAACACCTTCCTGTGGGGCATGCGGAACGACGCCACCGAGGCGTTCGAGATCATCTGCCGTTGGCAACATCCCGACGGCAGGGAAGAGCCATTCTACGGCTTGCCTACTTACAACCCTCTGAGCCAGGATGCCAACCTCTCTCCGACGGAATGGCGCCAGCGGTACGACCCGCTTTGCACGTCCTGGCCCGCATTCATGGCCTTCGCCCTGCTCAACTGCAAGAACGTCGTCGCCGAGACGCACGTCCCCGACGAACGAACGCAGCGCCGCGCCCAGAAGGCCGGCTGCCCGCCCCGTTGCACCTACAAGACGCTCAAGATCGAAGTTCCCGCTACCGTCCATAAGCGCGAGGGCTATTCGCCGGACGGGGGCGACGACGGCCCGAAGGTTCGGCTTCACCTGTGCCGCGGCCACTTCAAGAACCTTCAGCACGAGCGCTACAAGAACAAAGGCTGGCACTGGTGGCCAGCCTGCTGGCGCGGCAGCAAGGAACACGGCGAGGTCCACAAGACCTATGCCTTGCGGCCCAGCGTGGAGGCGAAGCAATGACCCACCCCGGCGCCACCCTGGACGCCCTGCGCGACGCCGGCCACCGGGTGCGGCTGGAGGGCGGCCGCATCATGGTCGCCCCGCCGCCCACTGACCCGGAAGTGGTGACCGCCATCAAGGCCAACCGGGACGCCCTGCTGGGCCTGCTGCGGCTCGAAGAGGAGCAAAGGGGCTGGCCGGCGGGCGAGGCGGCGGCGCTGGCCTTCTGGCTCGCCTACAACGCATCGGTCGCGGCCCGGCCCGAGGAGGCGCGGGCCAGGAGAGAGGCAAGGAAGGGCAAGGGCACCGAGGCAGACGAGGAGGACCTGTTCCAGTGACGGCAACAGCAGCCAAGCACCCACGCCCGGCTGATCTGGCCCGCCAGACGGCGGCGCCCGCGACCCGGCCGCTCAACGAGTTCCGGCAGTGGCTGGCGGAACACCACTTTCGCCTGGTTCCCTACGTCGTCAAGTTGCTGCGGCGGCGGCTGAACGAGCCGAGCCGCCAGGACCTCGACGACCTGGCCCGCTGCGTGGAGGACGTGTACCTGCGCTGCTGCCAGTTGTACGACCCGCGCCGCGGCTGGACGTTCGCCACCTACGCCACCAAGTCGATGCGGCTGGCCGGCTGGAGCAGCTGGGCGCGGGAGTGGCACCGGGGGCGGGAGGCGCGGCTGTCGCTGGACCACCGCGACCCGGGCGACGAGTTGGAGACAGAGGGCGGGCTGACGTGGGCGGCGGGGCGGGAGTACGCCCCCGCCCTGGACGCCCGCGACCTGCGGCGGGCCCTGCGGCGGCTCTTGCCGCGCGAGGAGTACCTGGCGGTGTGGCTGACGGCCCGCGGCTGGAGCCAGCCGGAAATCGGCCGGCGACTGCGCTGCGGCGACCAGGCCATCAGCGACCGCGTCAACCGGGCGCGGCGGCGGCTGGTCAAGCACCGGGCGCGGCTGGTGGAGGGCAGGCGATGAGCGGAATCCGCAGCCGCTACTGCCCGACGTGCCGCCGGCCGCAGCAGGACAGCCGCCTGTGCGCCGGGTGCAAGGCGACCAACCGGCGGGCCAAGAAGGCGCGGGGGTCGCCCGGCGGCAACACGCCGCGCCTGCCGGACATCGAGGCCCGCATCGCCCGGCTGGCGGCGCGGGCGGACCTGGGGCTGGACCTGTTCCCGAGGGGAGGGGAGTGACGACGATGGCGACTCTGGACCGCATCCGCAAGGCGCTCGCGTCCGCAGTGGACGCCGAGGACCTGGACAGGAGCATTGAGGCCGCCGCGGCGGAACTGGCCGCCCTGCGGCACGCCCGCGAACTGCTGGCCATTCTCGGGGGCAGGATGCGACGGGAGACGCCGGCCGAGCACCACGTCGAGCATCGCATTGAGCCGATCGTGGCCGCAGACCCGCCGGACCCGCCCGAGCCGGCGCCACGGCCGAAGCCGCCGCAGCCGGCGCGAGCCGCGGGCACGCTCAAGCCGCCGCGGCGGTCGCCGGGGGGCGGGCCGTCGCAGAAGGAGCAGGTGGCGCGCTGGCTGCTGGCCAACCCGCCGGCGCACTCCTGGGAGATTGCCAAGGCGCTGAACCTCCAGGGCAACAACGTCTCGACGCTGCTGTGGAAGTACCGGGGCGAGTGGTTCGACCAGGACAGGGACAGCCGCAAGTGGAGCCTGACCCCGCCGGGGCGCGAGGCGGCGCGGCAACTGGCCGGCGACAAGGGAGGGGAGTGACGACGATGGGCGCGACCACGCTATCCGCCGCGCAGACGCGCCGCGGCGAACTGACCGACCGGCAGCGGCAGATATGGCGCATGATGCTCGAATACCAGCGCGACCACGGGATGCCGCCGACCAACCGCGAGGTGCAGCGGGCGCTGGGCATCCGCAGCCCCAACGGCGTCAACGGGAATTTCGCCGCCCTGGTCCGCAAGGGCTACGCCACGCGGCAGGGCTACAGCGCCCGCGGCTGCCGCGCCGTCGTGCCCGGCGGCCGCGAGCCGGTCACCGCGGACTGCCAGGGCGGCAAGGTGCGGCTGCTGGCCGGCGGGGTGGAGGTGGCGATCGACCCCGCCGCCGTGGCGGGGCTGGTGGGGGAGCTGGTGGCGGCCGAGGCGGAGGCGCTGGGGTCATGACGCAGGGAGGTGAGCCGTGCTGACGCTAGGACGCAGGCGGGGCGAGCGGGTGACGATCGACGTGGCCGGCGTGCGCGTCGTCGTCGAGGTGGTCGAGGTGGTCGGGGGCAAGGTCCGCCTTGGGTTTACGGCGCCGCCCGAGGCGGTGATACACCGGGCGGAGTTGCTGGCGGACGAGCCGGCCGGGGATCAGCAGTGAGAAGCCCGGGCGTTCCGGGCGGTGCGGACGGGTGCCAGGGCAGTGAATCCGCCCGGCGCTGACCCGGCCGCAGGGCGAGCCACGACCGGCCACGCACGACGCGCGGGCGGGGGCGGCTGCGGGTGTGAGCGGCGGGGACGGCGGGCTGGGGCGGCGCTGGGAGTGCCGTTTCCGCCGCCCCGCTTTTACCGAGGAGACCGAGAGATGCGCCAGGCAATATTCCGAGAAATCGAGACGGAAAGGCAGTGTCAGGATGCCACCCACGGCGGCCCGCCGCATGACGACACGCTGCACGCCAACGACTGGTTGGCCATCGTCATGCGCCACTTGGGCCTGGCCGCCGGTGACGAGGCAATCATCGACGCCGCCCGCTACCGCAAGCAACTAGTGCGGGTGGCGGCCGTGGCAGTGGCCGCCGTGGAGTCGCTGGACAGGCGCACGGGCGCGGCCAAGGTGGCCGGCAAGTACCAGGCCGGGAGCGGGGTGTAACGTGCTCAACTGGATCATCAACAAGCTGGCCCGCGAACGGCACGACATCGGCCGCGCCGGGGTGCCGCTGTACCTGACGCGCTGGGTGCTGTGGGGCAGCCGCTACGGCGACGGCTTCAAGGCGTTCCTGCACTGCTTCCACCGCTCTGACGACGACGTGCCGCACGACCACCCCTGGCCGTACACGTCGGTCGTGCTGTGGGGCGGCTACTGGGAGGAGACGCCCGACGGCAAGGGCGGCATGGCCCGCCGCTGGTACGGGCCGGGGTCGGTCATCCGCCGCCCGGCCGAGTGGGTCCACCGCGTCGTCATCCCCGCGGGGCGCAAGTGCTGGACGCTGTTCATCCCCGGGGTCAAGGTGCGGTCGTGGTTCTTCCACTGCCCGACCGGCATGGTGGAGTGGCGTGAGTTCCTGGCCCGCCAGGAGCGCGGAGAGCAAGGCTGCGACTGAGCCACGCCGGAGGAGGCGCGGCGGGGACGGCGGGCTGGGGCGGCGCTGGGAGTGCCGTTTCCGCCGCTCCGCTTTTACCGAGGAGGCAGCGTGACGGAACGCATCGGCAACAAACGGCAGATGTACGCCCTGCTGGCCGGCGGCGCCTTCGGCAACACCATCCGCCAGTTCTTCTCTGTGGCGGAATGGCGGGCGCACCCGGACAGCCGCCGCTACCCGTTCTGGGGCGTGCGGACGATGACGCCGGGCGGGCCGTGCCGGCTCAACTGCCCCGCCGACGAGGTGGAGGCGACCGCGGCGGCCTACGCCGGCCACGCGGTCAACGTCTCCTGCATGATTGACCGCGTGCTGGCGGTGACGCTGTGGGCCGACGTGTACGACGCGCCGGGCGGGCTGCTGGTGTACGGCATCGAGCACCCGCCCCGGGGCGGCAGTTGGCGGGCGCTGATGCCGTCGCAGGGGCGGCAGTGGCGGGGCGCGGCGGCGCGGCTGCTGCTGCGGCGACACCTGAACGCCAGCAGCCTGGCGGACATGGAGGCGGTCCTCGAGCGCTGGCCGGGGCACGTCTACGAGGTGTCGGCCTGCGACCGCTGCTTCGGCACCGTGCCGGGGCGGAACGGCGTGGTCTGGGAAGTGAGGGACTACTGATGCGCAAGAAACTGGTGTACGTCGCCGGGCCGATCAGCAAGGGCGACCTCGTGGAGAACTGCCGCCGGGCGCACGCCGCCGGGCTGGAACTGCTCAAGGCCGGGATGGCGGCCATCGTGCCGCACGGCTCCTGCTTCTGGGGCAACGACACGCTGGGGCGCGACGCCTTCCGCCCCGAGGTCCTGCCCCACGGCACCACGCACGAGGACTGGTACGGCATGGACCTGGAGATCGTGCGCCGCTGCGACGCCGTGCTGCGGCTGCCCGGGCTGTCCACGGGCGCCGACCTGGAGGCGGCCGAGGCGCGGCGGGTCGGCATCCCGGTCTACTACTCCGTGGCCGACCTGCTCAACGACACGCACTGAGCCACGCCGGAGGGGGCGCGGCGGGGAGTCGGGCGACCGCGTGCGGGCGAAGCAACTACCGACCCACGCGCCACCGACCAGGCCGGCCCGGGCGGGAGCAACGAAAGGGGCTGTTCCGTGGGACCACCCGGGCTGCCCCCTCCGGTTGACACACTGAGGAGACGCGACGATGACCGAGGCGGAATGGCTGGCCAGCAACGACCCCGCGGCAATGCTGGCGAAAATCCAGTCCGTGCGACTCTCGTATGAGAAACGTAATCGGGAACCAGTGCCAAACTGGCAGGTCAGCGACCGCAAGTTGCGCCTGTTCGCCTGCGCGTGCTGCCGGGCTGTTTTCCACCTGCTCACGGACGAGCGTAGCCGGCGGGCTGTGGAGGTCGCGGAGCGGTACGCGGACGGGCTGGCGGCGGCAGAGGAGGTGCGACAGGCTCACCATGACCTGCTGGGGGTTGCGGGCGGCAATTCGACTATTGCCTGGGCACTTTCAGAAGTCGGACTAGACCTGGGCAACACGCTAAGTTGGTGGCTACCTAGACCGGAGGCAGGGTCGCCCGCCTCCCAGGCCGCCCTCCTCCGCGACATCATCGGCAACCCGTGGCGGCCGGTGACGCTGCCGGGGGCCTTGCCAAAACGCCACTGCTTTTCTTGTGGCGCCCCGATGGCGATGGAGGCCAACCACCACCACGGTTTGGGCCTATGGCGCTGCTCGAAGGACAGCCAACACGTCACCAGGGCCGTCACGCTGGAGGAAATGAATCTACATAGGCGGGGTGGCTGTCCCTGGCTCACCCCGACCGTGCTGGCGCTGGCCGAGGCCGCCTACGCCGAGCGGCGCGGCGACGGCAGCCTCGACCCCGACCGCTTGGCGGTGCTGGCGGACGCCCTCGAAGACGCCGGCTGTGCCGCTGACCATCCCTGCGACCGCTGCGGGGGCACCGGCGGGCGGATGCTCCAGGCGACCGACAAGGTGCGGTCTGCCCCGGGCGAGTGTCCGAAGTGCGCCGCCACGGGGCGCGTGCCCAGTCCCATCATCGGCCACCTGCGCGGGCCGGGGCCGCACATCAGGGGCTGTTGGTGCGTTGACCTCATTCTCGGCAAGGCGTGAAAGGACTCCGACCCATGCACCACGTCCATTCCTACGCGGGCGACCGCCTCCGCTACGCCGCCCTCCTGGTGCTGCACGAGGAGTACCAGCAGCAGAGCAGGGAGCAGGGCGACCCGCACGCCGAGTCGGCAGAGGAGGCGGCGGCGTGGGTGGCGCGGGCGGCGGTCGAACTGGGCGTCGAGAGCGAAGTGGCGCTGGTGCGTGCCGGGCTGGAGCGCGGGGCGGTGGCACTGGTGGCGGCGCGGGTGCGGCGGGCGCGGAAGGCGAAGGGAAAGGCGAAGGGAAAGGCGGGTGTGCAGTGACGACGGTGAATCCTCCCCTCAAGTGGCATGGCGGAAAGACGTACCTGGCGCGGCGCATCATCGCCCTGATGCCGCCGCACATCCACTACGTGGAGCCGTACTTCGGCGGCGGCGCCGTGCTGCTGGCCAAAGACCCCGAGGGCGTGAGCGAGGTAGTCAACGACCTGAATCGAGGGCTGATTAACTTCTGGTCTGTGCTGCGCGACGAAGGGCTATTCGATCGCCTTCGCCGTTACGTGGAGGCGATGCCGTTCAGCGAGGACGACTACAAGAAAGCTGAGGCCCTCTGCGGCATGGCGGCATTCAGCCCGACCAGCGATCAGGGCAAGGTTCGGTTGGCCGCAGAATTCTTCGTGGCCTGCCGCCAGTCGCTTGCCGGCCGGATGAAGTCGTTCACGGGCGTCACCAAGACCAGGGTGCGCCGCGGCATGAACAACGAGGTGAGCGCCTGGCTGACCGCCGTGGAGGGGCTGCCCGCCGTCCACGCGCGGCTGAAGCGGGTGCTGATCCTCAACCGCCCGGCGCTGGAGGTGATCCGCGGGCAGGACGGCCCCGACACGCTGTTCTACCTGGACCCGCCCTACCTCCACGAGACGCGGGCCACGACGGCGGACTATGCCCACGAGATGACGGCGGCGGATCACGAGAGACTGCTGGCCACGATAGCCGCCGTCAGAGGCAAGTTTATCCTTTCGGGCTACCGCTCAGAGTTGTACGACCGGCGCGCCGAGTCGAACGGCTGGCGCCGCATCGACATCGACATCCCCAACCACGCCGCCGGGGGCGACAGCAAGCGGCGGATGACGGAATGCCTGTGGCTCAACTACGACCCGCCGGAGGCCAACCCGTGACCGACCTCGAAGCCGCCCGCGACCTGTTCGCCGCGCACGGGCGTGCCCCCTGGGTGCTGGCCGTCGTGCCGCTGGGCGACCGCCTGCTGGTGTGGACGCCCTACGAGTTGCCCGCCCCGCTCAGGGAGCGGCTGGCGGTGTGGCAGGGCTATCCGGTGGAGTTCAAGGCGACCGGGAGGGAGTGCATACCGTGAGCATGCCGCAGCCGCTCGAAAAAGACATCCAGCGCGTCGTCCTCCAGTGGCTCGCCCTGGCCGGCGTGTTCGCCTTCCGCGTCAACAGCGGGGGCATGCGCTGGCGGGACACGAAGGGCAAGTCGCGCTACATGCAGTTCAACGGCGCCGAAGGGTGCAGCGACGTGGTGGGCGTGCTCCCAGACGGCAGGGCGCTCTTCGTCGAGGTCAAGCGCCCCGGGGGCAAGGCGACGGAGAAGCAGTTGGGGTTCCTGGCCGCGGCGCAGACGGCCGGGGCGGTGGCGGTGGTCGCCACCGGCGTCGAGGACCTGCGCGGGAAGTTGCGTGCGGAGGGCTACGTCTTATGAATCTTGGCTTCACGGGCACGCGCAACGGCATGACCGACGCGCAGAAGATGGCGTTCGAGGAACTCGTGGTCCGGCTGACGCCGTGGACGTTCCGGCACGGCTCCTGCCGTGGCGCCGACGTGGAGGCGGCCCGCATCGTTGACAACGCCCTGCACGACGTTGCCATCGTGGCCCACCCCGGCCCCGACGGCGACCCCAACCGGGCGTCGAGCGGCGTGGACACCGAGACGCTGCCGGGCAAGACCCACTTCGCCCGCAACCGGGACATCGTAAACCTGACCGACGCCCTGGCGGCGTGCCCGCCCTGCCGCCCGCTGCCGGAGCGCGGGGGCACGTCCTACACCGTCGGCTACGCCCGCAAGAAGGGCAAGCCGGTCTACATCATCTGGCCCGATGGCACCGTGGAGGATTGCGAATGAGTGCCAAGCCGGAGCGATACTACCACGTTTCTCAAACACAACTGTCTGTGGCCCGATACTACGGCGGCTGCACTGTCAACGGCACGCACTACGTCTACGACCCGACGACGGACACGCTCATCCGCGAGGATGTGTTGAAGCGGGAGCAGGCCGCCAGGCCCAAGAAGCCGCGAAGAACAAAGGCGGAGCCGGAGTCGCTGTATCGGGAGGAGCCGAACCGTGCTGACTGACATCCTCATCGCCGCGGGCTGGACCCGCGACCGCGCCGCCGGCTGCTGGTACGCACCTGGGGACCCAGACACGCCGCTTGACGACAGCGAGGCGTACCAGTGGGTGTACGATTACATCGCCGCCTCGTGGACCTACATCCCGGGTCGCGGCTGGGAACTGGCGGTGCCCCATGCCTGACCTGCCGACCTGCGCCCACGACGTGACCCTGCCGCCGCCGGGGCAGGAGTCGTTCTGTCCGCTCTGCCTGCGGGCTGAGGTGGCGCGGCTCAAGGCCCGCCCCGTCTGCCCTTTCTGCGCCCCGCGCCCGCCCATCGTAGACATGCCGGAACACCTGCGCCCCAACTGCCACCCCACCGACCTGCAACGCAAAGCACTGGCCCGCCTGCCCTACACCGAGGCCGAGGCGGAAAACCTGTACCGCGGCGTGGGCAACGCGACCTGGCCGCCGTCGAGCGGCTGGCCCGCCCTCATCCGGGAGATACTGGCCAGCCACGAACGCCTGCGAGCGGAACTCAACGGCGCCACGACGCTGCTGGCCGAGGCCGAGGCGGAAATCGCCCGGCTGCGGGCGCGGTTCGACCAGACTCGCGCCGGCGTCGTCGCCGAGTATCACGAGATTGAGCAGTTGCTCGGTAAGGCGCTGGGCTACCCGCCGCTCTACCCTGCCGTCTCGCAGGTAGACGACGGCAGCGTAGGCGTGGGCGACCATACTGCGGTGACGTTGGCGATGGAGGCATCTGGGGAAATCACCCGGCTGCGAGACTACGTCGGCGGCAACATGCTGCTCAGCGACTTCGCGTGCGCCGACGACATGCGGCGCGAACTGGAAGCCAGCCGCGCGGAAATCACCCGGCTGCGGGCGGCGCTGGCCGACGCCCCGGCCGACTACTGAGGAGCGACCATGCCGACTGACGACGTGTATCCCTGCCCCCACTGCCACGGCACCGGCGAGGTGCGGCCCAGCAAGGGCGAGGACATGGGCGACATCAACGCCCTGCTGGACAAGATCAGGGAGCAGGCGGCGCGGCTCGACCCGCTGAGCCGCTACGACCTGACGCACGACAACGGCTGCGGCATCTGCCGCGACCCGAACTGCTCCGACCCCAACGGCCCGCACTGAGAGGAGCGACCATGCCTGACCCCAACTGCCCCGAGTGCAAGGGCACCGGCGCCGTCAACCTCGGCGACGACTGCGACTACCAGTGCCCCGCCTGCGTCGCCGGCTGGCACATCATCAGCAGGCACGGCGCCGTCGTCATCGAAAAGTACGTCGTGCCCCAGCGGCTGCCCCCCGACCAGCCCGCCGACTCGGAAGGGGGCGAGCAGTGACCAGCGACCCCACCGGCGCCGCCCTGCTGCGCGCCGTCTGCCTCGACCCCGACGACGTGGTCGCCCGCCTCGTCTACGCGGACTGGCTGGAGCAGGAGGCGGGCGACCAGGAGCGGGGCGAGTTTGTCCGGGTGCAGATTCGGCTCGCCGAACTGCGGGAGCACAAGCACCCGAGGCAAGGCGGGCCGCGTGGCCAGACCCTCCCCGCGTGCCGGCTATGCGACGAAATGGAGGAGTTAGAGAGCCGCGAGCGGGAGTTGCTGGGCAGCCCCGTGTGTCGCCACTGCGAATGGCACGCCCCTTTGGCGCACGGCGGGTGGGAGTGGGACTTCCGCCGCGGCTTCGTCGAGGCCGTCGCCTGCACCCTCGACGCCTGGGAGCGGCACGGCCCCGCCGCCGTCCTGGCCCAGCCGGTGCGGGCGGTGCGGCTGAGTGACCGGGGGCCGACGCACATCGACCGCGAGCCGGGATTCGGCCCGTGGACGTGGACCTTGCCGCTCGCCGCACACAGCGCGCGCCCGGAGTATCGCCGCGCGTCGCTGCCGCAGGCCATCTACGACCTGTGCAACGGCTGGTATCCCACCGAGCAGGACGCCCTCGACGCCCTCTCCCGCGCCTGCGTGGCGTGGGCCAGGCGCAAGGCGGGGCTGGACGCGCCTTGCTGCCACTGCGACGGCGCGGGCATACGCGGCTCGGGCTACGGCAGTTTCGGGGTCACATCCTGCCCCGACTGCAAGGGCGCCGGCTGGGTGGCCGCCCGCTGACCGGGCGCACTTTGCCCCCCGGCAAAGTGCGCCGCACGCAAGGAGGTGTGCGCTGATTCGGCCGACGACCGCGTGGCGTGGCAGACTGCGGGGCATGGAAGCCATCCCCTACGAGCACCCCCTCCAGTTCCTCCGCTACCTCCACGCCCAGCGCTTTTGCGACCGGGAGATAGCGGAGTACCTGAACGACCCGCCGTCCTACCTGCTGCACAACCACCCCCGCGTGGCCAGCCCCCTGCACCTGCTCGACAAGCCGGAACCGCCCGTCAAGTGGTCGCGGCGCATGGTGCGGCGCTGGCGGCACAAGTTGGGGCTGAAGGCGCACCGCGCCGTCCGCACCGACTACGCCTCCCCCCAGGACGTGCGCGCCTGCCGCCGCCGCCACTACGCCCGCCGCTGGTCGGAGTGCGGCCTCGACCTCTACCCGGCCCAGGTGGACATCCTCGACGCCCTCTTCGAGCGCGGCCCGCAGACCATGCGCGGCGTCTTCCCCGGCCGCCGCGCCCCCAAGCTCACCGGGGGCCGCTCCGCCGTCGCCGCCCTCGTGGCCGCCGGCCTCGTCGTCCTACTGGCCAGCGTCTACGAGCACGGCCGCCTCGTCCGCCAGTACGCCCTCGCCCCCGGCGTCGCCCCGCGCCACGACCGCCGCCGCCCCACCGGCATCGACCAGCAGTTCCGCGCCCTCAACTTAATTGAAGACATGACAGGTAGGCTACCCTCACCAACAGGCGCGCCCCATACTTCGCGGGCAAAAAATTTCCGCGACAACTGATTGGCACCCCGACCCGGGGGTGTGGCAGACTGCCCCCGTCGCCCGGCTGGAGGTGCCGCGTGAGGTGCCCGCAGTGCGGCGGCGTGGCCGTCGAGCAGGGTGGCGCGTTCCGCTGCGTGGGCTGCGGGGCGCTGGTGCGGCCGAAGAAGGGCCGCGGGGGCAAGGCGGACGCGAAGAAGCCGCCGGGGGCGGTGCGCGATGGCAAGCAGGCGAACAAACGGCACATCTAAAAAGCGGTCGGCACCGGACTGGGGGCCGCGCTTCCTCGCCCGGCTGGCCGAGACCTCCAACATCTGCGCGGCGGCGCTGGCGGCCGGCGTGGGCCGCACCACCGTCTACAAGCGGCGCGACGCCGAACCCGCCTTCGCCGCCGCGATGGCCGAGGCGCTGGAGGACGCCACCGACGCGCTCGAACTGGAGGCCCGCCGCCGCGCCTGCCAGGGCGTGGACGAGCCGGTCGTTTACCAGGGCGAGTTGATGGGGGCGTGGGTGGACGCGGCCGGCAACGTGGTGCAGAAGGACACGCCGGGGGCGCGGCTGGTGCCGCTCACCCTGAAGAAGTACAGCGACACGCTCATGATCTTCTTGCTCAAGGCGCACCGGCCCGAGAAGTACCGGGAGTCGGTCAAGCACGAGCACGGCGGCGCCGGCGGCGGGGACATCGTCGTCCAGATCCTGAGCGGCGCGGCCGACCCCCGGGAGGTGTGACGTGCCGGCCGCCGTCATCCGCTACGACCCCGCCGGCAGGGGCTACAGCCCTCGCGGGGCGGCCCTGGACCTGTGGCGCTGCAAGGCGCCCGAGGTCATCATCAGCGGGCCGGCCGAGACGGGCAAGACGACGGCGGCCCTGCACCGCTTGCACACCTTCCTCTGCAACTACCCGCGCAGCCAGGGCGTCATGGCCCGCAAGGTGCGCGACACCATCTTCGGCACCGTGCTCCAGTCCTACGCCCGCAAGGTGCTGCCCGAGGGGCACAACATCCGCCCCTTCGGCGGCGAGCGGCCGACGTGGTTCGACTACCCCAACGGCTCGCGGCTGTGGCTGGCCGGCCTCGACGACCCGGGCAAGGCGCTGTCCTCCGAGCGCGACGTCGTGTACGTCAACCAGGCCGAGGAACTGACCCTGGCCGACTGGGAGACGTTGGCCACGCGCACCACCGGCCGCGCCGGCAACGCCCCCTACAACCAGCTCATGGGCGACTGCAACCCAGGCCCGGCGCACCACTGGATCAAGCAGCGGGCGGCGGCCGGGCGGCTGCTGCTGCTGGAGAGCCGCCACGAGGACAACCCAACCCTGTTCACCGCGGCGGGGGAGATGACCGAGCAGGGGCGGCGGACGATGGCGGCGCTGGACAGCCTGACCGGCGTGCGCAAGGAGCGGCTCCGCTACGGGCGCTGGGCGTCCGTGGAGGGCACCGTCTACGAGTTCGACGCCCGCGTCCACCTCATCGACCCGTTCCCCGTGCCGCGGCTGTGGCGGCGTTTCCGGGTGATCGACTTCGGGTATACCAACCCGTTCGTGTGCCAGTGGTGGGCCATCGACCCGGACGGCCGGCTCTACCTCTACCGCGAAATTTACATGACCGGCCGCACCGTCTCCCGGCACGCCGGCCAGATCAAGGCGTGCGGCGGGGACGACCGCCACGAGGCCACCGTCGCCGACCACGACGCCGAGGACCGGGCCACGCTGGCACAGGAGGGCATCCACACCACGCCCGCGGCCAAGGCGGTCAGCCCCGGCATCCAGGCGGTGGAGCGGCGGCTGGCCCGCGCCGGCGACGGGCGGCCCCGGCTGTTCGTCATGCGCGGCTGCCTGGTGGAGCGCGACGAGGCGCTGGCCGCGGCCCGCAAGCCGTGCTGCACCGCGGAGGAGTTCGACGAGTACGTCTGGCCCAAGAGCCAGGACGGCCGCCCCGTCAAGGAGCAGCCGCTCAAGGTCAACGACCACGGCATGGACTGCGCCCGCTACGCCTGCATGTACGCCGACAACTTCGAGCGCGTGGGGGCCTTCACCGTCGGCTCCAGCCGCCGCAGCGTCATCGACGACCTGGCCGCCAAGGGCATCTGGAACACCTGAGAGGACCCCCGTCATGGGCATCTACAACTGGGGCCAGACCGCCCTCGCCTCCGTCCGCCAGTGGCTGCGCCCCGCCCCCACCTACGTCGAGAAGCTCCGCGCCGCCCACACCAGCCTCGCCCACAAGGTGTGGTTCCTGCCCTACCAGGACAGCGTCGTCGGCGAATCCAACGTCATGCGCGCCTGCTACCGGCAGATGCTGCGCGACCCCACGGTGAAAGCGGCCGTACTGTCCAAGGTGTTCGGGGTGGCCAGCCTCGACGCCTCGGTCAACCCCGCCAGCGAACTGCCCGGGGACGCCCGCGCCGCCGACTTCGTCCGCCACGCCCTGACCCGGGTGAGCGGCGGGCTGCGCGGGCTGTGCGAGTCGATCATCCTGCCCGGACTCGTCGAGGGCTACAGCCTGTCGGAAAAGGTGTGGGCGCTCGAGGACCGCGCCGGCCCCTGGAAGGGGAAGGTCGTCACGTCCGAGGTCAAGTCGAAGGACAGCGAGACGTACACGCTGCAGGGCGACGCCTTCAAGAACGTGACCAGCATCCTGGCCGGCGCCTACAACTCCTTCGAGGAGTTCCCGATCAAGGATTTTATTTACTACCGGCACCTGCCGGTCTTCAACAATGCCACCGGCACGCCCGACTTCCGCGCCGCCTACCGCGCCTACTGGATGATTGACACCGCCTGGAAGTATCGCATGATCCACCTTGAGAAGTGGATGACGCCCTACCTCGTCGGCAAGTACGTGGACCCCACCAACGAGCCGGACCTGCGGGCGCAGTTGGAGCAGGCCAAGGGCAGCAACTTCGTGACCATCCAGAAGGACATGGAGATTCAGGCATTGAGCCTCGCCGTGTCCGGCACGGCGGACTTCCGCGACGCCATCCTCGACCTGCAGCACGAGGTCATGCTGGGCATCACCGGGGCGTTCCTGCAAGCGATGGAGGGCGTCAAGACCGGCGCCCGCAGCATCGGCGAGGTGCACCAGTCCACGGCGGAACTGCTGCTGTGGCACCTGGCGCGCAGCCTGTCCGACACGCTCAACGAGCAGTGGATACCCGACCTGATCGACTACAACTTCGCCCCGGGCACGGGCTACCCGACGATTGAACTCGGCGGCGTCAACGACCAGGACCTGCTGGTCAGCACGCAGGTGGACGAGGCGCTGCAGCGCATGGGGCTGCCGCTGAGCCAGGCGGACGCCTACAAGCGCTACCGCCGGCAAAAGCCCTTGAACGAGGCGGACGCGCTGACGCCGGCCATGCCGCTGGCGGGCGGGGCGCCGGCCTTCGCCGAGCCGGACCAGGAGGACAAGCCGGACAAGTACAGGGATATGGCGATGCAGCTTATCCAGGGGCGGCTGGCCGGGTATAATGGTGTCAACGGCACGACACACCACGCGGCGTAGGGGCACGGCACCGTGACCGACGAGCAGCACAGCGTTCTGACGCGCCCCGTGGCGGCGCGGGGCATGACGGCAGACGAGGTGGCGCAACTGCTCCGCCGGCTCGCCGCCGACGACTTGCCATCGTGCTGCGTGCTGGAACTACTGGCCGAGATGGGGGTGGCACGCGGCCCCACCGACGCCGAGTTACTGGCCGCGGCGCGTGAGGACATGGCCCGCCTGCTGGTGCTGCTGAAGCTGGTGGAGCAGGACGCGAGCATCATGCTGCCGCCGCGGCTGCGCTCCGAGATCAAGGGCGAGTTGAGCAGGAGGCGGCCGTGATAGCCACCGCGTCCGCACGACTGCTCCGCGCCATCCTCGCGGACCCCGCCGACGACACCGCCCGGCTGGCCTACTCCGACGCGCTGGAGGAGGAGGGGCAGGACCGCCTGGCGAACTTCGTCCGCCGCCAGATGGTGGGCGAGCCGGTGACGCCAGCCTTGATGGCGCTGATACCCTTTGAGGGCATCCTGGAGTGTCAGCCGCACCAGACCGTGCGCGTGGCTGAGGCGCGGCAGGCGACGGTAACGGCCCCGTCGGGCGCCGCCCTGGTGTGGCGCCGCGGCTTCGTCGTCGAGGTGTCCTGCACCGCCGCCGACTTCGTCGAGCACGCCGCCGCCCTGTTCTCCGCACACCCCGTCGAGCGGGTGACGCTGACGGACAAGCGGCCCTGCCGCGCCGGCATGACGGACATGCCGGAGTGGACGTGGTTCGTCGAGGACGTGGCCAGCGACCCGATAGACGAGCCGATCGAAGCCCGCCTCCCCGGCTGCCTGTTCGACATGCTAGACCGGCGCGACGCCTTCAGTTGGAGCCGGCCGCTAGTCTCGTGGGTTCCGTACCGCACCAGGCAGTCCGCCCTCGACGCCCTCTCCCGCGCCTGCGTCGCCTACGGCCGCCGCCTCGCCGGGCTGCCCGCCCTCGATTAGCCCACGCCCCGCCCCGCCCGCTACCCTGTCCGCCATGAGCAACCGCTGCACCCTCTGCCCCCGCTTCAGCGCCGCCCCGCTCTGCCAGCGCTGCGGCGAAGCCGTGAGTCTGCACGCCGCCAGCATCCTGCACGGCGCCGCCGTCCAACTGGCCGAGCACCTGCGCCGCCACGCCGAGGAGCAGGACCGGCAGGCGATCGAGGACCTCGACCGGGCGGTCACTTTGCCCCCCGGCAAAGTGACCGGGGACGCCCCTGAGCCGGTGACGACCGGCGACCTGGCGGCGGGCGGCCGGCAGGGCAGCCAGGCCCGCGACCTGCTGGCCAAGGCCGAGCGGCAGGGGCAACGCCTCCTGCACACGCTCCTCAAAGCCTCCCTGACCCGGCTGCTGACCTCGGGGCCGTCCCGCCTCATCCTCGCCCGCAGCCTGTTCACGGACGAGGAGAGGAAGCAGTTGACGGAGGGGCTGGCCGGCGTGCTGGCCCCGGCCAACCTGCTGGGCCGCGCCCGCGTCCGCAAGCGCCTGTCCCCGACCACCTTCGCCGACCCCGACATCCGCCCCATGCCGCCGGAGAAGGCGCTGGACTACTTCCGCGGGCTGGTGCCCGGCATCACGGGCGACCCGCAGCGATTCGGCCCCGACATGCGGCGGCGGGCGTTCACGCTGGCCGTCTCGACAGAGAAGGGCTTGCTCGACCGCGTCAAGGGCGTGCTGGCCAACTCCCTGGAGTCGGGGGAGGCGACGACCTCGACGAGCCGGCAGGTGCAGGACCTGCTCGACCGGGCGGGCGTGTCCCCGCGCAATCCGAGCTACGCGCTCATGGTGACGAGGACCAACATCGGGGAGGCGCTGAACCAGGGACAGCAGGAGGAGTTCGACGACCCGGACCTGGCCGACCTTTTCCCCGTTTTTCGTTACGATGGGGTCCTCGACGGAAGGGAGCGGGCCGGCCACCGCATTCACTTCGGCAAGTATTTCCCGCGCTCCGTCACGTTCGCACAGGTCAGAGATTCGGCCACGGGCGGGCGATTTTCCGCTTGGAACTGCCGGTGCACGATGACGCCGATTGACAGCACCGAGTGGGACGACCTGCAGGCCCAGGGCGCCCGCGTCGAGCCGGGGTGGGGGCCGACCGACGCGCCCGGCCGCTGATTGGCACCCCGCCCGCGCCCCGCCGTACACTCCCCCGCCATGAGCACGGCGGCCCCCACCAAACCACCCGGCTACGCCATCAAAAACTGCGAGGTGTTCCAGGCCGGCACGCACCGGGGCGAGGTCTACACCGAGGCCGACCTGGACGCGATGGCGCGCAACTTCGCGGCCGCGCGCGGCACCATCGACCCGCCGCTGGTCGTCGGCCACGAGGAGCACCAGCCGCTCGCCGAGGGCACCGGCCTCGACAACACCGGAATCCCCGCAATGGGCTGGGTCAGCCGCGTGTGGCGGCAGGGCAGCAAGCTTTTCGCCGACTTCGCCGGCGTGCCGAAACTGCTGGCCGACGCCATCCGCAACCGCCTCTACCGCAAGGTGTCCGCCGAGATCTACGACGAGCCGCCCGAGGGCAGCCCGCCCGGCTGCAAGGGCAAGATGCTGCGCCGGGTGGCCCTGCTGGGGGGCGAGTTGCCGCAGGTCAAGAGCCTGGCCGACCTGCCCGGCCCCGAGCAGTTCGGCGAGCGCCGCGGGGGCGATTTGCGGCCCCGGGGCGGGGCGTGGCAGACTGGCCCCGCACTCACCGGCTGGCGCCTGACGGGCGCCGCCACCTCCACCCGACGGGGCAAGTTGCTCCAGACGTTTAGCGAGGCGCAGCCAATGGACCGCGAAGCAATGACCACCGCCCTGCTGGCCGCCGGCTGGAGCCAGGAGGAGATCGACGCCATCAAGGACGACGCCGCGCTGGGCGTCATCGTCGCCCACACCATGCAGGGCGCCGCCCCCGTCGAGGCCGCCGAGCCGGGCGAGGCCGCACCCGCCGTCACCGACAACGCCGACATGCCCACCCCCGACCAGATGATCGCGGATTTGGTGGCGCTGGGCATGGATCAGGCGCAACTGCAGGCCATGTCGCCCGAGGACCTGATGGCCCTCTGGCAGGAAAAGAAGGGGACCACGATGGCAGCCACCCAGCCCGCCGCGGTTGTCACGCGGCCCGTCGAGCCGACCGCCCCGGCGCCAGCGGCGCCCAAGCAGGTCACGTACAAGTTCGCCGAGGACCGCTTGAATGCGATCGAGGTCCGCTTCGCCCGCGCCGAGCAGATGTCGGCCAAGCGACTGGCCGACGAGAAACTGGCCAGCGTGAAAGCCTTCTGCGAACGCATGAAGGCCGCCGGCAAGTTGCTCCCGGCCGAGGAGGAGGCGGGCATGGTGGACTTCGCCATGAGCCTCGACGCCGTCGCCGTCCGCAAGTTCAGCGACGGCAAGAGCGGCACCCAACTCGACCGCTGGATGGCCCAGATCGAGGCCCGCCCCGAACTGGTCAAGTTCGGCGAGCGGCTCAAGCAGCCGAAGGCCGGCGCCGGCGACGAGGCCGCCAAGGTCCGCCGCTTCAGCGAGCAGCCCGGCTTCGCCAGGACCCTCGCGGCCATCGGCAAGAAGCCCGAGCAGTACGTCGCCGAGTTCGAGGAGCTGAAGAAGAAGCGACCCGCCCTGACGGCCGCCGAGTACGGCGTGCCGGCGGACTTCGCGGCCTGAGCACACCACGGGCACGTTTGGCCCGCACACATAGGGGAGGACTGGTCCCGTGGCGAACGCAACGGACATCGTGAAAAAGGGCACCGTCAGCGTCACCGACGAGTACGCCCAGGAGTCCTCGGCGACCCTGTCCGCCGAGACGAACTTCTACGGCAAAGCCTTGCTCGGCCGCACCACCGGCGGCTACCTGGCCAAGATGGACGACACCGCCAGCCTCGTGCTGGCCGGCGTCTGCGACCCCAAGCAGGGCACGCAGATCCTGCCCGCCGGCACGGCCGGCGACGGCACGATTGACCTCTGGTACCACACGCCGAAGTTTATTGAGTTGGCCATCAGCGGCGTGGCGATCACCGACCTGGGCAAGCCGGTCTACGCCCTGTACGACCAGACCGGCACCCTCGACCCGTCGGCCACGACCTACGCCAACCTCATCGGCGTCGTCAAGCGGCTCAGCTACGACAGCACCGGCGCCGTGAAGACCGGGCAGGCGCTGGTCGAACTGTGCTACGGCGGCGTCGTGGATCACGGCCGCGTCGGGGCGACCAAGGTGCTGGCCGCCACCGGCACGCAGACGCTCACGAAGTGGGACATCAACAAAACCATCATCATCACCAACACGGCGGCCCACAGCATCAACCTGCCCGCCGTGGCCGACTGCCCGGCCGGCTCGCGGCTGACGTTCGTGAAGACGACCAGCGCGGCCTTCGCGGCGACGCTGGACGCCAACTCGACCGAGAACATCGACGGCGCCACCACGCTGGCCACCATCGACGCGCAGTACGACTGCGCGACGCTGGTGAGCACCGGCAGCGAGTGGGTGGTCTTGAGCCGCGACATCGCGTAACGGGGGCGAGTGGATGCTACGCATCAAGCGGACGAAGGCGGGGGCAGGCGGACAGGTGGCGGTGCACTACGCCGCGGCGGTCCACCCGCGCGGCACCGTGGACGCCTGGACGCGCAGCCCCGCCGAGGCCGCCCTGGTCACCGACGCCGTGGCCAAGCGGGTGACGGAGCGGCTGGCCCGGGAGAAGAACGCCGGGCAGTTGACGCTGGAGCGGGTGGAGGCCACGGCGGCGCAACTGGCCGCCGCGGTCGCCGCCGACGACAAGGCCGACGCCGACGCCTTCGCCAAGCTGCAGGCCGAGTGCCAGTCGCGCGGGGCCAAGCTCAACGACGCCCTGGCGGGCAACGACGCCTTGCGGCGGCAACTGGACGAGGCGCGGCAGGACCGCGACGCCGCCCTCGAAGCCGGCGCCAAGAGGGGCAAGGAACTGGCCGCGGCGCTGGCCCGCGTCGCCGAACTGGAGGCGCAGGCCAGCAAGCCCGCGCCGGAACCGCAGCAGCCGCCCGCGCCGCCGGCGCCGGGCAAGAAACAGAAGCAGTAATCCGGGGCGCGCCCGGTTTGGTCGATAGCTCTGGAAAAGAGGGGTGTAGCCGTGGCCATTGACGTATCCATGTTCACGACCTCGATGCGGTCGGAATTCATGCGCGGCAAGATGGCCGCGGACGACAAGCCGTTTCCCGCCGCCTACGAGCCGTTCACGAGCAAGCTCAGCTCGACCGTCAGCGTCGAGTCGCACACGTACATGAGCAACCTGCCCCGGCTGGCCCGCTTCAAGGGCTACTCGCCGGGCGTGGGGCTGACGCACTACACCTACACCATCAAGAACGAGGAGTACCGCGCCGGCCCGATCCTGGTCCGCAAGACGGACCTCGACGACGAGCAACTCGGCGGCTACCAGATGAGCATCAACGCCCTGCCGGGGCGTGCCCAGAAGGACGTGGGGCACATGGTGCTGGCCCACCTCGCGGCCGGCACCACGAACCTCTGTTTCGACGGCACGGCGATGTTCGCCAACAGCCACACCTTCGGCTCGGGCGACAACCTCGACACCTACAACGGCGGGGCCAACGACGCCGCCACGCACAAGATCATCGCGCTGGTCACCGACAACTCGGCCATCAAGCCCGTCATCTTCCAGGACCGCGAGCCGCTCAGCGCCCTGCAGACCGACGCCGGCACGCCCCAGGCCGAGAAGCTCAAGCACTACGAATACTGGGCCGACACCCGCTTCGGGCTGGGCTACGGCTACTGGTGGGACGCCTACCACATGACGATCACCGACACGCCGACGGTGACGGAGTGCTACGAGATCATCCGCCAGATCATCAACGGCTTCCGCACCTTCACGCTGCCCAAGGGCCGCGACAACGACGACACCCTGTACGTCCACGAGGGGTGGACGCCCAGCGCGTCGAGCTTCTACCTGCTGTGCAACCTGAAGCTGGGCGAGATCCTGCAGACGGCGGTGCAGATCAGCCAGTACGTCGCCTCGACCGGCAACGTGGACAACGTGTACAAGAACGTGGCGACGGTGGTGCCCACCTCCGCGCTGGGGGCGTAACCGATGCCGCCGAGCGGACAGGTCATCATCACCCTGGGGGCCGACGGGCGCATCAACGTGCAGTGCGCCGGCCCCGCCTGCGCCAGCCAGTTGGCGGTCGTCGGCCTGCTGGAGCTGGCCAAGGGGGCGGTCCTCCAGCAGCCGGCGGCGCCGTCCTCGCCGCTCATCCTGCCGCGCGGCGGGCTGCCGCCCGTGCCCAACGGAAAGGGGGCCTGACGTGGCTCTGACCGACGCCTTCCTGGCCTCGTGCCGCAGTACGATCATGGCCTCCGACGAGTTGGCCACGTTCAAGGACTCCCTGGAACTGGCCGACTCCGGCACGCGCTCCGACCGCACGGCGGCCTGGGTGGCGACCTACGTGGGGACCGACAGCCCGGCCATGCTGCTGCGGCAGGCCATCCGGGGGGCGGTCAACGCCGCCGCGGACGCCAGCGGGGCGCTGGGTCTGCTGGACCGCGAAAGCGCCTGCCGCACCCTGTCTGACGAGTTCGTGCCGACCTACCCGCGGCCACCTCTGGCGGCGGCCGAGCAAGCAGCCCTTGAGGCCGCGCTACTGGAGGATCAGTTGTCATGAGCATTGATACGGTCATGAGGGCGGTGGACTATTCGAGCACCGAGGTCGGCGTCCGCGCCCTCCTCGGCGGGGCGCTGGTGGCCGACTGGCGGCAGGCGCTGGTCGCCCGCGGCTACGGCTTCCACGTGGACGTGGGTGCGTTCTCGACGCCGATCGTCGGCGGCGGCGCCGGCACCATCCTCGACCAGGACCAGCCCGAGTTTGGCATCTCCGTCGCCTCGGGCTACTGCGTCGTACCCCTCCGCATCCACGTGGCCTGCCAGACGCCGCTCATCGCCACCGACAGCGACGAGAGCGAGATCCTGCTGGCGGTGGACCGCGCCGCGGCCTGGGCCGGCGACGGCACGGCGACGACCGAGACGGCCGCCAACATGAGGACCAACGCCACGGGCAACCCGACCGGCGTAACGATTTTCAGCGCGGCGACCGGCAACATCACCAACCCGACGCTGGGCTACGAGCTGGCCCACGCCGTCCGCGTCGGCGACGTGCAGGGCACGGCCGCCACCGCCCTCTGGGGCGAGTTGTCCCTGGTCTACGAGCCGAATAACCCGCCCTTCCTCGTCGGCCCGTGCTGCCTCTACGGCTACTGGGGCGGCACGGTGGCCACGAGCGGCTTCGCCAACATCGACTTCCTGGCCTTCCCGAGCAGTTGGGTCACCGGGCTGTCCTAACCGTCTTGATCGAGAGCAACTCTATCCGCGGGTTGCTCCTTGCTGCCGGCCCCGGGGCGTGGTCGCCGCCCCGGGGCTTTTCCCTACCGAGGGGCCAGCCCGGAGAACGCGTGGACACGTCCCCCGCCACCTCAACCCCAGCATCCCCGCACACCTCCGCAGGCGACCCCCTGCCGACGCACCGCGTGATCCACGGCGATTGCCTCGACGTGCTGCCCACGCTGGCCAGCGGGAGCGTTGACGCGGTGATAACCGACCCGCCGTATTCGTCGGGCGGCATGTTCCGCGCCGACCGCGTCAATCAGACCACCGACGAGAAGTACACCGTCCACCAGCACCAGGGCAAGCGGCCCAACTTCAGCGGCGACAACATGGATCAGCGGGCGTGGGCCAACTGGTGCCGCAACTGGCTCAAGGCGTGCCGACTGGCCAGCAAGGACGGCGGGCACCTGTGCGTGTTCACGGACTGGCGGCAACTGCCGACGCTGACGGACGTGGTGCAGCACGCCGGCTGGGTTTGGCGCGGCGTGCTGGTGTGGGACAAGACCGAGGGTGCGAAGGGGCCGCACACGGGTTACTTCGGCTATCAGGCCGAGTTCATCGTCTGGGCCACCAACGGGGGCGTGCCGCGGCGGCCGAGCCTGGAGAACGGCGGGGAGGGGCGCATGCCGGGCGTATACCGCCGCGCCGTGTCCGCCGCCGACAAGTTCCACCAGACCGGCAAGCCTACCGACGTGATGCGGTGGCTCGCCCTGTGCTGCCCGCCCGGCGGCGTCATCCTCGACCCGTTCGCCGGCTCGGGGACTACCGGCGTGGCCTGTGTTCAGACCGGCCGCCGCTTCATCGGCGTGGAAACCGACCCGCCCTACGTCGAGATTGCCCGCCGCCGCATCGCCGCCGCCCAGAGCGAACTGCCCCTGTTCCCGGAGGCGTCATGATGCCGCCCGACCGCCGCCCCTACGTCGGCGCCGCCGTCCACTGGGTCTACGCCGGCTGGTTCCCCGACAAGCTCGTCGGCAAGCCCACCGCCGCCGTCGTGGTTCGCGTGACGGACGCCGAGCGCGGCAGGGTGGACCTCCAGGCGTTCAAGCTCGACTGCCACGGCTGCATCCTGATGCGTGACGTGGAGTACAACGGCGACGGCGCCCCGGGCACCTGGCACTGGCGGGGGGAGTGATGTTCATCACCGACGCGGAACTGCAGCAGGCGTTCGCGGACCTCCAGGCGCTGCCCGGCGTGGGCGACCTCCAGCCGCGCGACCTGAGCACCATCATCACCCACGGCAACGCCGCCGCCTACGGCAGCATCGTGCGTGCCCTCGTCAAGCGCGGCTTTTCCAAGACGCAGGTGGATCAGTGGGTGGACGGGGCCGAGTTCCAGCGCGACATCGCCCTCTACTTTTGCATTCTCAAGAGCAACGGGCTGAACCCCATCCCGCCCGAGCAGATGACGACCTGGAAGGCGCTGGACCGCCGGGCAGAACTGGCCACGGTGGAGGTCCTCAACTCGTCCTACGCCCTGATCGTGCCGGCGGGGACGCGCATCGTCGTGGGCGGCGGCGCCATCGACACCGGCAACGACCTCGTGCGGCTGGACGACGACGCCACCCCGGACGACCGGCGCGGCACCGTCACCGAGTGGTAAGGGTTCACTTTGCCGGGGGGCAAAGTGCGCGGGAGGGGCTGACCATGCCGCGCTGGCTGCTGCGACTGCTGTTCCGGGTACTGCGGCTGTGCCGGGTGCTGACGGCGCTGGAGTGCGAGCAGGCGCTGGCCCTGCTGGACGAGTACGGGGAGTAGCGACCATGACCGTGACCATCTGCCTGGCGGTGGCGCTGGCCGTCGCCATCATGACGTGCGGCATCCTCTACGAGCGCTGGGGCGACGCGGCCCGCGACCGCGACCTCTACCGCCACTGGTCCGAGATGGACGCCGCCCGCGCCGACCGCGCCGAGGCGGAACTGGCCAGCGAGCGCGCCCGCCGCGCCCGCCACAACGGCCACGAGGTGATCTGATGGCAGCCACACTGACCCCGCGAAATACCGGACTGGAACCAGCCCAGACTGCCGAAAGCCTGCTTGTGCAAGCCGAGCGGGCCTACCGAGACGGCGAGGCCAAGTACCGCGACACGCTCATTGCCACGGGCAGGCTACTGCACGCCTTCGTGCTGGCCGGCTTGCGCGAAGGCGACGGGGCGACCGACCGCGCCAGGCACGCCGCCGGCATCACCCGCTGCGGGCTCGTGGCCAGGGCCGCCGAGCGCCTCGGCGCGACCCCCCTGCGCATCAACCACATGATTCACCTGACGGCGGTGGTGGATCTGCTCTCTGACGGCGGCGACGTGGGCGGCATGGGCTACGGCGCGCTGTGGCGGTTCTCGGTGTTCGTCCGCCGCTCCGCCGAGGGGTATCGCCGCGCGGACGGCCGGCGGGACAGCCGGAGGAGCGTCTCCCTGTGCGAAACGTGGGTGGTCAAGCCGGACTACGCCACCGCCGCCGTCGAGTTATTCCGCCGCGGCGCCCGGGAGGGGTTCACAGCCGCCCAGGCCGTCGCGGAAGTTGGCAAGCTTTTTCGCGGGGGCCGGAAAGGCAAGTCGCGCCGGCTGTCGCCAAAGGCGGTCCGCAAGGCGGACAACGCCGCCGCCGCCTTCGCCAGGGCCGCGCCCGGCGACGCGGCCGACGCCTGCATGAGGCTGGTACTGGCCAATGAGGACCCCTGGCAGGTGGCCCAGCGGCTAATCGCCGAATTGCAGAAGGTGCCCCGCCGCAAGCCAAACCCCCTCCACTTTTCGCGGGAGGCCGTCTGATGGCCACGACCGCCACACTGACCCCGGAGCAACTGGCCGCCGACCTGGAGGCGACCGACGCCCGCGTCCGCGCCTTCCTGGCCGGCAAGGGGGGCGACGCCACGCGGAAGAAGATGGCCGTAGTCAGCGTGGCCGGCGTCAAGGAACACTTCGCGCAGTCCGTCAGCCCCGAGGGCATCCCGTGGGCGCCGCTGCTGCTCCGCTCGGGCAAGCCGCTCCTCGACACCGGCCGGACGCGCAACACCGTGACGGCGCAGGCCACGGCGGACGGGGTGCTGCTGTCCGCCAACAACGTCCAGGCGCGGCTGATGCAGGACGGCGGCATCGTCCGCCCGCGCGGCAAGTTCCTGGCCATCCCGCTGACCCCGGTCGCCCGCCGCGCCGGCTCGCCCCGCGCCATGGCCGGGCTGCACTTCCAGGGCAGGAAGGGCGGCAACAAGGGGGCGCTGGTGGACGCCAAGGGCAAGGCACAATACGCCCTGGTGCCGTCCGTCAAGATACCGGCGCGGCCCTACCTCGGTTGGTCCGCCCGGACGCTGGCCAAGGTAGAAGCAATCCTGGCGACCGATCTGGCCAAGGCACTGGGGGTGGGGTAATGGCCGTCTCGTCCGTCCACGAGGACATCCTCGCCCTGAGCAAGACCCGGCTGGAGGCCCTCGACCTCAACGGGGCCGAGGGGCGCGTCACCGAGCGCGAGGCCACCGAAGGGGCGTGGGCCACCAACTGGCCCGCCTACCCGCTCGTCGTGCTGTCCGGCACCGGGCTGCTCCGCAACCTCCAGCAGCCGCAGTCGTGTACGTTCGACCTGGCTTACCCCGTGACGCTCATCTACCTCGACCGCAAGCCCGCCTGGTCCGTGACGGATCGCGTCGCCCACCAGAAGGCGACGCAGAAGATGCTTGATGCCTTCCAGAACAAGCCGCTGACGCTGACCTACACGGGGGCGCACTGCCTCGACGTGGTGCTGCTGGACGGCCCCATCCTCCAGCGCGCCGACGACGGCTGGCAACTGACCTGGCGGCAGTTGAACTTCGAGGCGCACGTCAGGCAGCGCCGCACCTCGTGAGCGATTGGCGGCACGGCCCCGCCGGCTGGCATGATGCCCCCACCTAACACGGGGAGGGCAGGCGCATGGCCGAAACGATGGGCTGGGAAGAAAAAATCGGCATCGACTCCGCCTCCTCGACGGTGACGACGCAGTTCGGCGGCTTCGCCACCAACACCTTCACGAAGACTCGCCCCCTCATCCAGCCCCAGGGCGGGGACGGCAACATCGACCCGCTATACACGCGGGCGCGCTACGGCGTCAGTACCATCCAGGGCAGCATCCGCCTGGAACCGACGCTCGGCGAGCTGGCCGTGCTGCTGCCGTGGATCTACGGCGCCACCAACACCGGCACGGACTTCCCGCTGGGGCAGACGTTCGTCGGCTACTACATGAGCATCGACAAGAAGCAGAAGGTGTTCGACTACACGGGCGTCAAGGTCGCGTCGGCGATCTTCGAGTGCCTGCCCAACCAGCCGATGAGCCTCACGCTCAACCTGCTGGCGCTGACGGAGACAGTCAGCAACGCCGGCACCTTCCCCAGCCTGACGCCCGACTACACCCGCGCCTACCCGATCCTGACCGACGGCGTGTTCACGGTCAACAGCGTCACGACGTGTAGCGAACTGTTCCGCCTAACAATTGATAACGGAATGACTTACGCGCCGTTCACGAATTGTCAGACGGGGCCGGCGGCCATCATCGCCGTCGAGCGCACCATCACCGTCGAGTTCCTGCCGGGCTACAACGGCGACCACAGCGCCCTGTACCCGCCGTCGGAATCCGGCTGGTCCGTGTCCGTGGTGTTCACCCCCGCCACCGTCGCCACGACCTCGTTGACGTGGTCGCTGGGCAAGGTGGTCTTCGAGCACCAGGCCCCCAGCGCCGCTTCCGCCCGCGACTTCATGAAGTTGCCCCTGCGCGGCCGGGCGCTGCGGCAGAACGCCACGGCTGCGATCGTGACCACACTCGACTCAACTGTGTAGCCTACTCGCCTTGTCCGCTTTAGAGGATTGCATGGCCACCCCGTTCATCGACGACGGCTTCACGCTGATTGCCACCATCAAGGGCCGCGGCTGCGTGCCCGACCTCGAAGTGACCTACCGCCCCGCGCTGGCCAAGCGCGTGTACCAGTGGAAGCGGGACGCTTCCCGCTGCAAGGACGCCGCCGCCGAGTTCCTCAACGACTCCAAGTTCATCTGCGAACAGGTCAACTCGTGGAACGACACGCGCGAGGTCACGCCCGAGTCGCTGGAGCACTTGCTCGACTGGCAGTTCAGCGACCTGCTCAACCTCGTGGGCGGCTACATCGTGCCCGACGAGACAGGCCAGAGCAAGCAGCAGCTCTTCGAGGGAAACTCGTAGCGGGGGTGCGGCTCTACTGGGCCGCCCCCCGCGTCGCCCTCCGCGACTGCGGCCGCTGCGCGGCGTGGTGGTACGACGAGAAGACGGGCAGCGTCCGCCTCGACCACCGCCGCCAGCCCTTGCCCCGGCCGCCCGCGGTTAAGCCCCCGTGCTCGTCCTGCGAGAAGGTCCCCGAGGACGTGCGCAAGGGCAAGCCGCCGCAACTGGTCACCAGCAAGGACGCCGTCCAGGTGACGCCCGAGGTCCTCGCCGTGCTCGACCACTACCTCATGTGCAAGGCGGTCGGGCGCTTCCCGGCGGACCCCATCGTCGAGCGGCACGCGGCCATCCTGGCGCGGCTGGAGGAGGCGCGCGACCGCCACGAGGCCGCCCAGCGCCACCAGGAACTGACGACCGTGCTGGGCCTGCTGCGGAGGGCGTGAGATGGCCGAAACCAGGGACATCCGTTACAAGCTCACCGTTGAGGCCGGCGACCAGGGCGCCAAGAGCCTGAAGGCGACCGCCGACGCCGCCAAGGAGGCGGCGGCCCAGGTCAAGGCGCTATCCGCCGAGCAGCAGAAACTCAAGGCCGCGGCGGCGGCAACCAACCCGGCCGGGCCGCGCGCGGGGCTGGCCGGCGCTGGCGCGGGCGGCACCGACCCGTTCGCGGGCGTCAAGCAGCTGGAGGCGCAG